CGAACCGGAACCTCATTGGCCGGATGCGACATCTATTGCACACTAGAGCCGTGTATAAATTGCGCTAAACTTTTAGTAAGCTTACGGCCAAGTAATGTATACTACATTGAAAAGTATATTCATTCTGTTGATGACACTAGAAAACTATTTGATTCCTCCGGAATCCCTCTTATTCATTGTCCTGCCTAAATAAGGTTATATTATCTATATGAAAATTGCATCCATTGAAGAATTTGAAGTCAGGTCTGTAAACGACTTTGTGAATTTAAAGAAGACCAAGCTATTTAAAGGCTATAGAGACCAAGGAAAAAAAGTAGGTCTTGCTTTTATTTTTGCTCGTGGTGCTCAGTCATTCGCATTAAAAGATCTGGATATTTCTTGGACTGATGATGAGATTGACAACTTTCTTGAAGACAATAAGCTTAATGATCATGTTCATGGCATCTTTGAGAAAAAGAAAGATCTTACTCTACGCCAGGCAAAGCTGGTTGCATGCGCAAGCTTTATTAGAAACAATTTCTTTAAGACCTATCCAGGACTTCTTGATAGAGTACAAAAGAATCGTGCTTTTGCAAAAGAACATGGGTATATTCGCTCTGTATTTGGTTCTCTTCGTAGAGTTCCGCAGTTATTTCTTTCTGGAAAGGATGATCAAAAAGAATATGGTGAGGAATTTGCCAACTTAAATAACATTGCTACAAATAGTGATATTCAAAACTTTGAGAGTGGATCTATTAATCGTCCTATTGCTATTATACATGAGTGGCTTATTGAAAACAAAATGAAAAGTAGAATCATTGATCAGGTACATGACGCTGTAGACTTCTATGTTCATCGTGATGAGTTAGATCTAATGTATAACAAGATCAAAGAAGAATTTGAAAGACGCTATCCAGAACAATGGGAAATTCCTCTTGAGATTGAAGAAAAGATCTGTGATCCCAAGCTAGGTGGCTTTTATAAAAGCGGAGTCTCTTATGATAAGTATAAGAAACTGGTTGCCAAGAAGTGATTGAATTCTCAGTTAGAGACTTAAAAGTTGTTGTTAATTTTCCAGGAAGCAAAGCTTTCTCTGATGTGGTTCTATTTTTAAAATCTCAACACTGCACTTTTAATCCTGATGAAAAAGATTGGACAATAAGCTTACCTAAATATGAATCTATAAGAGAAAAGCTTTCTGAATTGGACATTATCTCAATTTCTTTTGTGAATGAAAAGAAACTTAATGAGTTGTTGTTAACTGTAGGTAAGCAACAAGAAATTTTTCCAGAGCGTAGAAGCTTTGATCAATCACTTCTTAAGAAATCTCCAGTAAAAGGAATCTCTCCTAATGAAGACTATCAAAAACAAGACATCATCAAAGGTATAAGTCGCAATAGATATCTTTTTGATCTTGAAATGGGACTTGGTAAGAGCTATATCTTATCTGGTGTTCTGTCTCATCTAACAAAGCTAGATGACCTAGGTAAAATATTAATTCTTACCACCAGAAGCGGCACTTATAACTTCTATCATGAGCTTCTAAAGTTTACTCACTTCTTAGAAGAAGACATGGTAATAGCCAATAAAGATAGTGTTGATGTGTTTGAATCAAATAAGCGAATTGTTATAACAGACTTTGATACTTTTAGACTTATCTCTGATAAGAATTATAAAATCAAGAATAAGAAAAGCGGTGTTAAATATCGTTCATCTCCGCTACCAATCGCCAAATGGATTGGAGATAAAAAAGCCTGTCTTATTCTTGACGAGTCTCATTGTGTTGGCAATCCACAATCACGTAGATATGCTACTATTAAGCTTATTGCTGATCAATTCTATTTTCGTTACCTCAGCACTGGAACTTTTGTTGATAAAGTAGAAAAAATATACAGTCAATTAAATATTCTTGATCCTGGCCTGGTTCACAACTATAATTTTACAGATTGGTTAGCAGAGTATGCGTCAATTGGCAATCGTTTTTCTGCGTATGCTATAAATTATTTTAAAAAAGACAAAATTGATGCTCTTATGGATAATATTCGTAAAACTTATGCGTCTCATAGGCGAGTTGAAGATCATATTGTTCTTCCAGAGAATTTTATGAAGAAAATATACGTTAGAATGTCAGATACTCATAGAGAAGTGTATGAAAAATTCATAAAACATGAAATGCAGCAGTTTTCTGACATGAGAATGATTCAAAATAAGTTCCAATACCTTATGTTGAGCTTGGAAAACCCAAAATTCCTTGAAAGTCATGAAGAAAAGCTCCCAAGTGATGTCAACAGGGCTATTCAACGTTTTAAAGTTGAAAATTTGGAAAAATATGTTGTCCTAGATGGCTTGATTGACGAACATGTAGTAGAAAATGAAGAAAAAATGATCTTGTGGACCTCTCATCCTAAGACTGCTGAGATTTTAAGACAAAAATACCTCAAGCATGACCCTATTGTGATAAATGGTGAAACAGAAATACCTGCAGGCATGACTCGTGATGAAATGAAGAGATATCTTGTTGAAAAATTCAAAAATAACAAGAAAAATAGAATTCTTATAGCTGGAATTCAAGTTCTAAACACTTCAGTCACTGTAACTGAGGCTACGTGTCAGGTTTATGTTGAAAGAACCTTTGATTATATCACTTTTAGTCAATCTATGGCCAGAATTCACAGAATTGGGCAAACTCGTAATGTAAGTACCTATGTATTGCTTTATTCTGGCTCTTTGGATGTGTATATGGATAAAAACCTAGAAACCAAGGGTATGCTTAATGAAAAGCTGCTGTCTAAGGACACTCTAAGTACAGAAGAATGGAAAAGTATCTTTAAAGCAGACGAAGAAGATGAATACTCTTTCATCACTAATTAATAAGTGGATAGGATAGACCTAAAACAGGTTGAGAAAGGCTGGAATATTATTCCTTCCTTTCCTATTCATTATTCAGATACTTTTAACTTACCTTTATTATTTTCATCAATTACTGTTAATAAGCTCTTCAACTGATCTAAACCCTGTAGAACATCGCGTCCTGCACCAGTAAACAGCTGCTCTTCTGTTGGTCCTTGACCTTGATCAATTATTTTTTGTCTGTCTAGCAGCGTTTTTTCACCAGCTTGTGAGATAAAAGGACTGAGAAGTGTCATTGTTCCAGAATTCTGATTCTTTTGTGTAATATCCAGCAACTGTATAAGCTGAGGAATGTTAGCTTCAGAGATTCTGGTCATGATATTGTTCTTTACTGCCAACTCAAACATTTGATCAGACTCAAGCTTCTTAAGACGAGTCTTTAAAAAGTCAGTTAGAGTGGTTTCAATGTCTTCATGCGGATTAAACTTTTTAATCCTTAATTCTTCTAGTTCATCGTCTCCCACAGCTAATACGTCATGAATTTTCTTCATTTCGTTAAGTTCTTTGGATGTCATTTTCTATTCCTCTTCTTTCTTTGCCAAAATAGTGCATTGCTTCTGAATGAAGTCACTTAGTTGGCCAAGCTTCACTCCATATTTTATAGAAGATAAGTCTGGGAGGTTAAGTAATGACTTTACATCCTCCCATGACTTTTTTTCTACATCTCTATAGTAATAGCATAGTGAAATAACAAGAGTATCTTTAAAATCTTCTTTGGAAGGCATAATTATCTTTTTGCCCTGAAAAGTGTTCATGAAATCCATGAACTTCTCTATTCCTAAGTAGTTATACAACTCCACCAAAATCAACTGATCAGGATCTTTGTCTGCGTTCTTGAAAAGATGTAATTTAATCAAATCTTGGACTATGGACTTGGAGTTTTGTGATCTTAAGTTTTCTTTTAGCTTTTGTTGAAAAACTGACTTAGGAGATTTTATCATACCGTCTCAAATAAAGTATTTTGTAAGAATTGAATATCTTTAAATGATAGGTTTATCTTTAGTTTTTCACAGGTATCGATAAAGGCCTCTTCATCAAATTTAGCCGCAATCTCCACATCTGAAGGTGTATCATAAAGATCTTTAAGGTCTTTAAAGAATGCATCTTTATTTTCTTCTTTTACCTGTATGGTTTGACCATCTTCTAGGGTCTCACCATACTTTTGATAAAGACTGTTCTTTAGCTTTAAAATTGCAGATACTTCTGATTCAATCGCTGCTGCAACCTTTAAAAATTTAACCTTTATCTTGATACCAAGATCTCTTTCTTGACCTTGCTGATCAACAGAAATTGCAGTTATGAGTGCATTCAAGTACTCAACATCATTATACGTCATGTTCTAACCTCTCTAATTAACTTAGTTAATTATTGGTTTTTCTGCTCTTTTTCGTCTTTTTTAGGGCTTATATTAGCAGCAATGTTAGCCGCTTTGTTACCACCAACATAGATACTCAGTATTAGTCCGGTAGCAAAGAAAAGCTGATCTAAAGGTAGAATTCTAGGCTTGATTATGTATTGAACAATGAGGCCCTCTGCTAGTACAAGTACCATGGCAATGGCTATGTTACGTAGCTTCTCTTTTGATCCTTCATATTTTATGCCTTCAGGCATTTTCATAGAGGATACAAAAGTGGCAGCCTGGTCCAGTCCTATATAGGACCCCACGATCATCATAAGAGAATAGATGGCCATCTCCATAGGAATAAGAACTGTGTCAACAGCTTGCAATATTAACAGCAAGAAGAATAGCACAAAATAGGCCCATACTGCCCAAACTGTTCCCATTTTGAATTTTTTTTTCATTCAATTTCCACCAGGTCTCCAGACACAATATCTCCAGCTTTAAGGCCATGAGATGTAAAAAGATTTCCAAAAATCTCAAGATCTACAGGAGCCACAATAAAACATCCGGCTGACCATGCTACTCGTGTAACCTCACCCGCAGGAGCAGGAGCATGCTTTTGAGTATCATGAAATAACCATCGCTCAACGTTAATGGGGCCGCCATCTTTTCCAGCAATGGGTTGTATAGATCGGCCATCAATCACCTGACCATCAAAGTCTGTGGTGTTTACAATACCATGAATACGTCCACGAAAAGCTCGTGGTTCAACAAAAAGTTTGATTCCAAATGGCCCGGGCTTTATAGTATCTTTAAAACGTGCGCCAGGCATGTTAGCCACAGTTTGTACTCGTGTTGCATGAAGCAGTGCTCCAGCGTCCCAGAGCTCAATAGTGTCCAGGCTATTGTTGTGATCATTATTATGCCAATCATCTGCAGAAGCAGGTCCATTTGCTTTATAGCTATAAGATGCGGCTTTTCTTTTAATTATAATATTCATTATTTTAATAATCTCCTTTTACCCAATATGTAGCAGAGTATGTACAAGTTCCCACAAGACCCGCGAGACCACCACCCCCAGTGTCTCCACTATACGCACCTCCGCCATATGCAACCCATCCACCATCACCACCATTACCACCACGACCACCGCTTTGTTTAACTCCACCTTTACCGTTTGATGTACGTGCTACTAAAGGCGTATATCCATATCCAGCTCCATAGCCATAAGCATAATCACCACCAGTTGCATAACTTGATCCCGGGGCTCCCGAACCTCCAGATCCACCCTGAGCATCTGCTCCACCATAAGCAGCAAATCCACCATCTCCACCGGTAGCTGTAAATGAAACGATAGAGGCTCCCGGTCCTCCTGGTACACTTATAGAGTAATTGCCAGGAGAGGTGGTTAATGATGTTGTACCACCAGTATTTCCTACTGTGCTATTGGACCCATTTCTACCGTAGTTAGGATAAGAACCAAGGCTAGTATAGCTATCGGATTTATTTACAACATATTGACCTACTACAGCAGATCCAGCAGCTCCTATAGTTAAAGTCACAGTACTACCAATCCATTTTGCCACGTCTGTAGAAGAAAGCACTAAAGATACCCCTATTGAAATTCCACCACCATTTATTGTAGGCTCTCCTCCTGCAGCACCACCCCCACCACTAGCAGATGCAGTAATCCATGGATAAGGGGCCCAGCGCGCAGAATTACCACCCCCACCTTGAGCTCCAGAAGCTCCCCCACCAGTGGAGCTATAAACAGAATAAGATAAAAGAAATCCTCTATTATCTGCTGTTGATGGAATAACAGCTCCAGTGGTTGTAGCTGTTGCCTGCTTAGAAGCAAAAGCCACAGCATAAGTAACTCCTCCAACAGACACTTTAAGGCTAGATTTCATAGCCACCACCTCTGGTGGAGTACTAAGAGACTCTGGTATAAGTCCTGCGTAATAAGTTACACCACTTTTTGATACAGGAAGCCAATGAGATGTGGATATTCCTGTTCCATTCATTTCTGCTGTGGTGGCATAAAGAGTAATAATCTCTTGGTTTCCTGCAGAATTCTTTATTTTTAAAGCCATGGCTATTCTTTTATTTCAATTAGCTTAATAGGTAGATCTTTTAGCAATGGAGTATGAAACATAAAATAGGCTAGACCAGTAGTCAAACCACTAAAATTAAGATCAATATTTAATGTTGCAGCGATCTTAACATCATCTTGCGAATAAACCGCGTCAACCACGGTCTTTAATTCTTCATAGACGTCTTGAGTTAGCTGATCTCGAGTGTAATCTTTATATTTTTTCCATCTAATTGGGTCAAGTGCTGCCTCAAAACCAAACATATACGGCCGCACTATTTGAGAAAATTCTTTTGTCATGGCCACGCCATATTTAAGTGCCAATCCATAAGAAACAAACATTCTATCGCTGTTTCTTTCAACGTCTCTTCTATGTTCAGATAGTACAAAACTATCTCCAATTGTAATCAGTTTCATCATATTCTCCTTTTTATCTTTATACTATCCAAATATTTCCAAGGCCTTGAACTGCTGGAAGTTGAACACCTCCGGCGTTATAAAATAAACCAGCAGCTCCATAAAAGCTATAGTTGGTTGTTCCTCCAGTAGCATTTGAATAGATAGCGTAATTGTTTGCAGTGGTTCCATTCCAGGTACCAGTAGATTCAACATCTAATGTGGTTTTGTTAATGGTGTTTGTAGACGAAGTAGCCGTTCCATTGATTTGATGTGCAATAAACGTTGCACTTTTAGCTCCAGCATGATTTAAACTAACAGATGTTGTGGCAGTGGTGGAAGTATAGGTTTGAGTAAATACTCCAGTACCAGATGTCATTGTCAAGTTGGCGTTGGCATTAAGAGTAAGTCCTGTGCCCACTGTCAGGTTTTTAGCTATACCCACACCGCCTGCGGTTTGAATAGAACCTGAAGCAGCTGTTCCAAGAGTATTATCTGTTGAGTCAGCTTGATAGATTAAACCCGTGTTACTATACAATGAATAATTGGCAGTTCCGCCAGAAGCGTTTGCATATACTCCATAATTTGCAGTTCCAGTTCCTGTAGACTCAAAGCGACCAGCATATTTTGTAACTGTTCCAGTAGCAGTTAATATGGAATATACGCCTTGAGCCACATGTGCACCGGTTACATAACTTCCACTTCGTGATACAGAAATACCGTTTGAAGTTGTAGCACTATTTATGCTGCTGGCGGCTGTTACCAGGTCTATACCTGATCCAGAGGTCAAAGAATTGGCTGAGATCGTCAACGCTTTTCCGGTTGTTAAAGAGTTTGCTGTTATAGCATGCGCGTTAGTGGTGGTTCCGGTGAAAGTTTGAGAGAATACTCCAGTACCTGATGACATTGTCAAGTTGGCATTTGCATTCAGTGTTAAAGATGTGTTTATTGCGGGAGTGGTAAGCGTTGGAGAGGTGCTGAATACAATATTTGTGGTGTCTGTTCCCGTTGTTCCACCTGCGTTTGTCAGATAGTTGAGCTTGGCGGCTGTGGTGTTAATTGCAATTCCATTAATGGATGGTAGATTGGTAATTTCCAGGTCAGTAAACCAACCTTTACTTACTCTGGTTCCTATTAAACCAATTGAGCCACCAAAAGTAACATTACCAGCATTTAGAATTCTCATTGCTTCAGTTGCGCCATTATTTCCCACCTGAAATATTATTGCGTCAGTGGACCCAATTCCTGAAGTTGATTTTAAAGTTAATGTAGAACCGACCAAAGATCCACCAGTTACTTGAGGAAATTTTACTGAGCTTGTAACAGATAAATCTTGATTAATACTATCGAGGTTAGGTTTATTTGTATGAGTATGAGAAGTAGACCTTAAACTTATTAATTCAGGACCACCAAAATATTCATAGTTTTCAGCCCTGTATAGCTGAACAATAAAAGTATCGGTGTCAACTGCTTGGTATAAAGTCCCAGATGAAGTAACATACCCAAAGACAGGACTAGTTCCTCCAACAAAATCTATTTTAATAGCATATGTTCTTGATGCTTCAATAAATGCGTCTGATACAGTAAACCCATAGGTTGTTGATGAAAAAGATTGAACTCCAGATTGAAGCTCTATTAAAGAATCGTCTGCTTTCTTTAAGAAAAATTTTACTAGAAGACGACTCAGATTTGCACTTTGAAAATCTACTAAAGATCCTAATGAATTTGTATAATCTATGGTCCAAGATCCGCTATAAGGAGATGCTTTTAAAATTGCTCTAGTTTTAGAATCAGAGAATTGAAAAGCTGAAGGATATTTAGGAGCTCCACCTAAACGTAAAACCTTAATTTGATAATAATTTCCACCAGAGTTTAAATTTGGTAATGTAGCTGTATTGCCGGACGATCCATTTATTTTATTTATATAATCAACTACTTCAGTATATTCTGTGTTTGAAACTTTACTAATAGTAGCGCCATTACATAGCAAATATCCATAGTTGGCAGTTGTTATTCCAGTTGCTAATTTAAGAACAGCTCCAGTAGGAAAATCTAATTCAGGACTTTCTAGTATAGGTGAAAAATTTGCATCAATAGTTGTGGCTGAAAGGGCCAGGCCTACTTGAATAGTGTTTAGTCCCGCATATTGAGATGCACTTTGTGACACTGCTCCATTTTGACCTAAATATACAGGAAGTCCAGGTGTTAGTCCAGAAAATCCAGAAATTTGTCCTAATTTCTGAAATAATCCAGAAGAATCTGCATCAATATATGATTGAGTAGTGCTATTCCCATCATTAACAATGAAACCAATAAGATTACTTTTTTCTATGAATCGATTGTCAGCTAAAACAGCTTTTCCGCTATTAACCGAATTACCTATTTTAGTAACATATGTATTATTTTTATTTATGATACCATTTAAATTGCTATTAGCTCCAGAAAAATAAACATATATAGGAATATTTTCAGTTCCATTTATAGTGAATACTATTTCATTAACAGAATTAACCGTTACAGTTCCACTGGTTAATTCCAAAGATGTTGTAATTTGAGTACTTCCAAAAAGATCTTTATTATTTGCTGTTGTTAGGATAGCATCAATAAAAGATCTTATAAGACTAGGTTTTACATATCCTCCACCAGTACCAGAATCATAAGATATTGGCGTTCCATATGCGTATGTTCCGTCTGTATCTATCCAGTCAGACCCATTATAAAATATTTCATGTGTACTACGATTGCTTGAAGGAATTATGCTATTTAGATAAGTGTTAAGGTCATTTGGTGCAGATCCCGAAGATCCAACTGTAGTAAAATAAAATCCTACTGCATAGTATCCAGTGCTAAAAACTATAAACTCATTATCTAGATCATCAATTGCTACACCAACTCCGGTGTTAATACTAAAAGTATGATTATAAACATTTCCAACGTTCTCATTTCCAATAGCGTATAATTTTGGAGGCAATTTTACACTATTATTATGAACAACTTGTCTATCAGATAATGTATACTCTACTTGAGTTATTCCTACAGGGCCTCGGCCGTCTCCACTTAATTGAATTTGAATATAAAAATAAGCACCACCATCGTAAGAAATAAGAGTTCCTAATTCTATTACATTTCTGTTATTTAAAACAGCTGTTTCACGACTTAGTGTATATTTTCCAGATTCTTGTGAAGCATATATTACTTTTCCAATGTCTTCTACCCCTAATGTATCTAAAATTGGGTCTAAACTTGAAAACAAAGCTGTAGAGATTTTTACTTTTCCAGATGTTATTATTTCTACATCTTGATCCGTGCTTACTGAGCTTTTTGCAATTCCTATGCACTTAGTATAAGTGTCTGTGCTTAATGGAATTACTTTTCCAGAAGAATTTATTGAAAGAGGCATTCCCGCGGTTATAGACGCTCCAGCAGAATAAATAGGTTCTGGAATAAGAGATCTTATTTTATCGGCTGTTTTGAATCTTACGGTTTCTGTTGTAGGATTTATCCACATTTCACCATTTGTATTTTGCGCCATTACCTTAAATCCTTTATATCAAATTAGTTAGTGGTCTAAGCATCAACTGATGGTAAATAAAACACAGTAGTTGAATTTACCGGTTGAAAAGTCCCATCTGCTGCTAAAAATACTCTATCTCTAGTAACATTGGTTGACGTGTCTGACCACTTATAAGTTCCATCTACATAGTCTGTTTCATTAGTAGACAATTGCCATAGCGATCCAAAACTTAAGTTTATTGTTCCAGCTATAGTTTGAGAAGTGTATGTTGCTGGAACCTCATAACTAACTGACGTGGTAGAAGAGGCTGTTACAGTCCATGTTCCATTATAACCAATTGGAGTTACTCCTGAAACAACTATTGATGATCCTACTGGAATTATAGCTCTTGAAGAGAAAGTAAGAGTGGCCGTCTTGGTTGTGCTTCCAGTGGTTGATGCCCCAATTGTTGTAATAAAATCGCCAACATCATTAGCAACAAGACCTTTATCAACTTTTCTATCTTTAAGATAATTTGTAACCGTTGTTGCATTTACTCTTGTTTTAAGAATATCAACTTCTAATTGTCTTAGAGATTTAGGAGTAGACGCTCTTACAAATATTCCAGTGTTAGTAGCTGGTTTATACGTAGAAATAGCTGGATTTGAAACAATACTTTGAACTTCTGTAAATAAATCCCAATCGTAAGGAACCACACTGGTATAATCTGCTTCATTTTTTAAAGGAGCAATAGTTGTTCCTCCTACAATTCGTCTATGATAATCCCATAGTTTATCTATTGTAGGAGATCTTATAATTCCATTTGTGTCTAGTCTTACTTGCTCTGAAAGAGAAGGATGCGTTATATTATCATTATATGTATCTTCTATTAGCGGAGAAGCACTTACTCTATAGGCGGTTCCATTTCCAAGACCAGGCCCAGTAGCGGTAAAAACAGTACCTATGTTACTATCTTTAGATCCTATTAAAATAAAATCGGTAGTTCCAACTGTTTTTATTTCATATTGCTGGCCAGTAATAAAATTTGTAGAAACAATTATTTGTGATTGATATGCAGTTCCATTTCCAAGACCAGGCCCAGTAGCGGTAAAAACAGTACCTATCTCGTTATCAATAGATCCTATTAAAATAAAATCGGTAGTTCCAACTGTTTTTATTTTATATTGCTGACCAGTAACAAAATTTGTAGAAACAATTATTGGTGATTGAACTGAAATATCTGTAGAAACATCATATAAAACTTGATTATTATGTTCAACACGAGAGGATAAACTTAACTCTTGATTAAAAGAATCGGGAGATATGTAGTCACCAAAAAAGCTTAATTCAATCCAGAAATAGTCTAAAGAACTAAATGATGATGTCTTTCCTATTTGTATTTGTTTAAATGCTTTAAATGACCCTAAAAGAGTAGATGCAAGAGTTGTGTCTTGTTTTAATACATATAGATCGTGTACAGAGCTTGCAGTGCCAGTTGCATAATCTACCATTCCTTTAGTAGCGGACCTGGCTTCTGTATAATCTTCTGTTGATGACAAATACACAACAATGGAATTTGCATAACCTGGGCCAACGTGTGTATTGAGGTTTGAAGTTACTGCAGAAAAGTCAGTGTTACTGACTGCAAAAATATCATGATTAAGAGAGTTTGAAGTTAAGAACCTAGTTTTTTCTACTCTCATTAAATAAAATGCTGATGGTGGATCTGAATTAAATGATACTTTCCATGTTCTATCATCGATCCAGGTCTCTCCTTGATCTATAGATTTATAGCAGTGAGTAACCCATGAAGGAAGTCTATCATTGACGAAATATCCAGTCTTTGCTTCCATTAATATACATCCTTATGAAATAGAGTACATTTAATTAGTAACTGGATTATTATAGTGTAAGTGCTGCAGTAGTAACCGTAATTGGAGATTTTTTTATAAAAATATTAAAGGACATGTGGTTATCAACAGAATCATAAATCACTTGAGGAAAATTAGCATACATAACAATATTATTATCAGAGTTAAATAGCGCCATTTCGGAAATTCCTACAATAGAATTGCTTAATGGATCTGATAGATCTTTTGTACAATTTGTTATAAAGTTTGAAGAGGATTTATTGATCCAAGAAGTCATGATCCTGGTTGCACTTCCAGTGCCAGATCCAGCTGATAAAGCAGTAAATTCAGTATTGTATGTTTTTCCATCTTCAGCTAGAGAAATAAGTCTAGCTTTTCCAGAATAACTTCCAGTAGCGGTACTATCAAATATTACTGTAGATAATGTGCAATCTGTTACTAAGTGTTCTCCATTATAGATAGATGCTAACCCAGTTATCTCTATCATAGACCCTATTGGAAAAGGAATAATAGATTGAGGACTAAATGTTAAAGTAGCAGAATATCCATCCCCAGAAGAAGATATAATATCAATATAAGGAACTTTTGCAATAAATAATACCTCATAAGCAGTACCAGTTCCTGTTCCTTCATACATGGTTGCTCTTCCTGTATAAGTTGCATCAGATGCTGTACAACTAAAAGAAACAGAGGATGTTGTAGAATCAGTAACAGTTTTTACACCATTATAAGAGTCTTCACCTGTTCCTGGTCCTACTTTACTTACAGTTATTTTTGAACCAATTGGAAAAGGATTTATTGCTAGTGTACTAAAAGTAAGTGTAGCTACATTTAACAACGTTGTTGAAGACCCAGTAATTTCTATTACTGGGTAATTAGCTGTAAAAATTGTTTCTGGATCACTATTAGCCGCTCCAGCTAAAGTAAAATCAGAACCTCCAGTGGTTTTAATAATGTATTCTGTTCCATTAACTATAGACGCTATAGAAACTAATTTTGCGCCTATGCTTTCATAATAGGATGTTCCTATCTCTGCAATTGCATATTCACTTTCAGTTTCATAAGAGTCCGACGTTGGATATGTTGCTCCTACTGCGTCCCAGTCTGTGTTTCCTAAATACAATATTTTATATGAATCATTTATTACAAATGATTCATCTTGAGCATAGTCTATATTAGAAACCAAAGTTTCCGGAGCGTTATAAGCAAAGATGTTATTTTGATTTATACTCTTTATTCCTGTAACTTTAATTGCAAAACTTCTTAAATTCTTAGAGTAATTTAATCCAGAGTAAATTACATTTAAGGAATTTGTTGTTAAAATATTTTCTCTTACAGGTAATTGATGATCAAGTAAATTATCATATGATGAATTTCCTATGGCTATAAAACTTAGAATACCATTATCATAATCCATAAAAGACCTGTTTTGGCTAACATATCTTTTTCTACCTGAGTCTATTCTAGCATGATAAGTAAGTGGCTTTTCTATTCTTATGTACGCTTCATCACCGTTTGTTATATCTTCCCAGTCATAAAAAGATCCTTGTAAAGAAGTTATTTTTTTCTTTTTAAGAATTTTTATTTTTTGAGACCAAGTGCCATTTATTTTATCATAGATATCATTTATAAATAAATATTGCCAAAGTGGATTTACTTCATCTAAAGCATCATCTACCCAAAATAGATCTTCAAAAGATGTTTTATCTGTTATAGTAAGAGGAGTTCCTAGATCTTCAACTCCGCCTGTTCCTAAAAGAGCACTGGCGTCTGGATTAGCTAAAAATATTGTTCCAACTTTATTTTTGCTAGCTCCAGCTTTTATAAAATCATGATTAGATGTGGTAGTAGTCCCTACATAAAGAATTTTATAAACTTTTCCAGGAATGACATTTTGAACTCCTATGTCATACACCGTTCCAGTTCCTTTATCCACAAGATTAGTAAGAATAGCGTTATTGGTTATATTAGGAAAAGTGTAGGTAGACGCTGTTGAACTATAACTTATTGTCACAGTAGATAAAGTCCCTAAGGAAACTGTATAAACCCCTGTTGGCAAAAAAGATCCCATATCAGATACAAAGACTGAAGTAGATGTTGTAAATGGAATAGCATCTTGAATAGGAAAAGTCAATGTTATGGTAGTTCCGCTGCTAACTGCACCAGTTATGCCTAGCATTTTAGTTCCATCTATTTTAGACAAGGTTTCTGTATTATAAAATATGTATGAATTATTAGCAATAGTTAGACTTGTTAAAAAAGACACTGAATAGTTTGTACATTTGGTTACTGTGTATGATCCATTATAAGACCCCATGCCGCTTATAACAATAGTAGACCCATCTATAAAAGGTATGTTTAAAGAAGGATCAAATGTTAATATTGCATGAGTTCCTGTACTATTTGCGCTATTAATATTTATATTGGTTGTTCCTTGAGAAATTAACGCAGATGACCATTCATAATCTAGATTTGTTCCACTTAATTCAAAGGATACTGAGTGGTTTGTAGAGCTTGTTACTTCATAATCTACACCATTATATGATCCTAGATTATCCACAGCAATAGTTGACCCGACTGGAAAAGGAACTATAGATTCAGCTGAAAAAGATAACGTTGCAATTCCAGCATTACTGATAGCTTTAGTTATTCTTATTGGTTTATGATGAGCATTAAAGATGTTTCCTATGCTATTAACACCAGATCCTAAAATAGAGTAATTAGATGTCCCAATGGTTAATATTTTATAAGTAGAACCAATTTCTATATCATTAGCTGGTATTATTGGGCCGGGAGTGGTTATTCCATAATTATAAGTGTAATCTTTATTTGCGTTTGATTGAATTACTTTTGTTATTTTAGTAGAAGTTTCTAAAAAATTTGGAGATATAATAAAAGAGCAATTAATAGACCCTGGAGTTACTTTTCTTCTTTTAAAATCTAATACTGTTGTTATAGCGTCTAATCTATTTTGAGTTATGTTATAACTTTCAGATGTATCATACACTGTTCCATAGCCAGCAATGCCAGCAGCTGTAGCTGTAAAAATATTTCCAACAGTAGCAGGATTTAAATCTACACCACCTATTTGAGCAAAAGAGCTCCAATTATTTGAAGTTCCAATACTAACAATTTCATAGATATGATGTATTATTAGATCTCCACAAGAGATTAATTGTCTATCTAAAAGAGAAGATCCTGTAAGAGTATCATAATTATAGGTAAAATCATATGTTTGTTTTCCTATATTTTGGGAAGTAGTTTGTCCATTGTTGGTAGTAACACTATCCAAAAAGTTAGGAAGAATTTTTATGTTAAAATTAGGGTTTATTGCATTCTTTACATTTTCTGAATAAACCATAGTATTTATAAAATCATACTTATCATAAATTTTTTCTACATATTCCATTTTATCAATATAAGATTCAAATACTTCATTTTCTACATTGAATCCAGAGATGTCATAAGCTGTTGGTTGATCTATTGTAACTGATTGTAATTGGTTTGTATCTATATAAAAGTTTGCTCCATAAGTAGAAACATCTCCAAATAAAGGAAAAGAAGCAATATCATCAATAGACCTAAACCAAGAAGTTTTTGCTGATCCGGCTGTTCCTAATCTTATTTTTGTGATATTTGAATTTTCTTCATAGTTTTTATTAAAAATAAAAGCTTTTACTTCAGTTTCTGGATGAGTAAAGTTTTGATTAGATATTTTTGTATAAAAACCTGAGGTATCTACCACTATAGTAAGTTGAGATCCTATTTTTATAGTCTCATTAATTCTTTTTGCTTTTTTAGACTCTTGTTTAACATAGTCTAGCCAGGGGGTATCAATAAGACTTTTTGATGTATCTTTTGAATTAAGATGTTTTAAAACTTTGTCTAATGAAACATCAAGAACAATTGTCTTGTTATTGTAAGATGGATTTAATTTTTTTAGACCATTCCATGAAGTACTATTAAATGAGTTTGGAAAATCTATTTGATAATTTAATTCATCATCATAGCCGTCTAAGAATCCAGTATGAGGATATGAAGTAATATTTCCTGCTTCATTTATTGGTAAGAATTTTTTTATTCTATTTTCATTAGCATCCACTAATCTAAAATATCTTTTATGATTATGGTCATGTTGATCTCCATATTTACCAACTAAGTATACAGACCCATGTTTTCTTAAAGAAGAGAATATCATTTCATATCCTAAATAGGATCCATAATATTTTCTTCTATATGAAATTGTTTCTAAATCTTGAATTCTCCATGCTAATTCGTTTCTATAAAGTCTATTTGTTCCAAGTATTGATTCTGACCATTTTATTAAAAACTTATAGTCAGGATTGTATCCAATTGTTTTTGATACCCCTAAAAATATATCATTAAGTTCAAAATATTCTAAAACATCTGAATAATTGCTCTGATCTGGATAAAGTTTTTCTAAAAATTTATAAATAACATAAAGTATATCTTCATATTCTTTATTATATAATTCAGACAACAATATAGACCAATTATATTCTGTTAAGAAAGAGGGAAGATTTTCTGATAAGTTAGGAATTAGCATCTCAGAGGATGTTTTTAAAACCTCTTCTTCTATGACTATAGAGGAGTTATCAATCATAACTTGCCTCAATTATAATATCATCTTTATCTATTGATATCATTGTATTATCAAGATATGGAATTAGGTCTAAAGATCTTGGTTGAGCGTATATTTTTATAGAAACTCTGTCTTTTAATTTTAAAAGATATGCACTTAAATTTGCATCTGTGGTTCCAGTGTAATCAAACATTGGCAAATAGTTTACATTGTCTCCATTTGTGTTTGGTAAAGATATTCTACCATATTCATAATTAGAGTCTAATGTATCATGATTTTCTGAAAAATCTAAAGTTACTGCTTTTGAAGAAAAACTAGAAGTTCTTGAATAAGGAGATATTCTTGAAGCTTGACCGCCTATGTATCTTGTGTCTCTTGTCAAAGGAGATAACTCATTTCCAGATGCATCTGTTTTATAATAATTTAATTCTATTGGAGTTATTCCATAGGGAATTACAGAATTATTCATGAAAGCTGTATCAAAAACTCTATTGGGTATATAAAGAAATTGAGCAACTCTTAACCCGGTTATAGAGTCTAATTCTCTTTCTGATGAGGAGTTGGTATCATAAAGAAAAAATGTTCTATTATTTCCTGATTCTGTAGAATTTTTCCAAACTATTTCAACTCTTAATACGTAAGGAACTCCTCCATCAAATTTACTTTTAAAACCTGGGCGCATAACGTCTTTGGAAAATAGAGGACTATATTGAAAAGAAAAAGTAAACATTTTTGTTGAAGAGTCATAAGATACTCTTTTAGGATCAGAAAAATCAATGTCTTGAACTGCTTCAATGTAACTATTAGAGCTAAAAACGCCTGGAAATGAATTAATCGATGTATTTAAATCTGATAAATAAAAAGGATCTAAGAATTCTTTATAAAAGATTGAATATTTATTAAAAAGAGAATTTTTTAATGTAGTCTTTATTTCACTTTCTGATATAGATCTACTTATTAATTTTACTTTTGAATTAATTCTTAGTTTAATAATTTCTGGATCTTTATAAAAAAGAGTGTCTGTTGGAGATTTTTTTCTTCCAATAAAAGAAACCGCATCTTCTAAGAAAAATTGTCCTTGATCTCCTAATACTGGTAATCCCTCTGAGTCTATTGCAGACAAATATACAACATCTTTAACAAGATTTGTAAGAGGATCAATATATTCTCCTGAAAAAGCAATTATTTTATCTATTCCAGAAATATAAGACTTTAATTGCGTTTCATATGAATCAGCAGTACTTATAGTATAACTTCTAAGATAACTTAAAGGAGCGTTTACTCTTATACTTTCTAGGGATTCTACTTCAGTTCCACCTAAAACAGAAGTGTCGTTTATACAATACAGTTTATTTAAGTTTGTTAGAGTTAGTCCAGTCTGACCATCAACTATTATTGGAAAGACAGAATCTATTTTTAATCTTTTGCTTACATTTCCATTGATTCCACTTGTAGATAGATAAGAAATAACTATTTGTGTATTGGGTGAAGGCTTTAAACCATTTTTTCCATCTCCAAATTTTACATATACTTTAGAAAAATCATTTGAAGAAAAAACTTCAAAACATTTATCATAAGGACCACAAGAGAGCAATGATTCTACTTTTGTCCAAAATCCTGAATATGATTCATTATTGTATGTTTCACCAATAATGTTTTGAAGTTTTACAGTAAAAAACTGTTCACTTATATCTAGATTTGCATCTTCAATTGAATCACTATCTATTACTATAGAAAAATTTTCAACGACTGCATCGCCAGTTGTCTGACTAATAGACTTTTCAATTCCTTGAATTACAGGTATTCTAAGATATTTAATTCCTTCCCATGTAAAGTTAGGAAGTATAATCTCATTTTCACTTATTGCGCTAACATACGGTTGAATGCTTTTTGTTTCTAAAGCAATATAAGTAAGACCACTAGATGTATTTTTAAATATATCACCGCGATTTATAGACCAAGGATCATTTGATACGTTAGCTCCCGTTGAAATAGAGAAAGGGCGTAATGCCTGTGTCATTGAATAGGTGGCATTTGCATCAGGGGTAGCAACTACCGCATCTTCATCAGATAGTTGATCAAGATCAAAAAAAGTTGTAAGATAGTTTGTTAGTCTTGGATCATGAGAAACAATAACTTCACCAATTGCTGATTTTTTTCTATGAGGTTTATATCCAATCATCTTACACATTGCTAAAAGAGAACTGGTATTTTGTGCGGTGTCCCACTTTTTTTCGCTTAATAAATATTCTACATATCTAGCAAGCTCAGAGTTTATGTCAGCAGTGGTTTTCATTAGCGCATTTAATGTAGAATCTTCTGCTATAACAGAAAAATTTCCATTAGATCTAAGCCTGGTTTTTAGTCGTTGATATATAGAGTCTGAATCAAACTTTTTCATTAAATTTATACCTGCACATTTACACTAAAATTTACTAATTTTTTGTTAATAATATCAAGTACTTCATACTTAACTTTCCAAATTTTTAGTTTGACATCCATATCTATAGTTAGTTGAACTAGTTCAACTAAAGAAAAGTCAATTCTAAACTTATCAATTATTTGAGATCGTATTTCACTTGCTCGTTGTGGAGTCATAGGTGATCCTAATAGTAGCTCTATAACTCCTCCTCTTAGAGGTTCTCTATAGTAATCTCCCTTTTTAGAAAGCATCCACATTTTTACTGTGTTTATAAGAGCTTTGTCTTTAAAAACAGCAATTTCATTTGACTCTGTTTCTTTATCATAATATATTCCTAAAGAATGAAGATCAACATAATCATATTGATCTAGAAATTTTGTTCTAAGTTCTTTTACTCTTTTTAAAATTAACTGGTTTCTTTCTAGTGTTTGTTCAACTGCCATTTATATTATCCTATGTTATAGACCACGAGTCAAACTTATAAGTTATTTGAATGGTAGTTCCGTCAGCAGAAGATTTGCTCCAACCTAAGTCTAGTGTTAAAGGAGAGGAGGGCATAACTCCTGTAAAAGTAATTTTACCATTATCTGCATTTCCTATAGTGGTAGGATTTGTAAACTTTTGCAATTGAACTGTTAGATTTCTTTTTCTAGGAAGATCTCCTTCAGGCTTTCCAACGTTATAACTGTCTGTTACTTTATTATAGAAAACATTTAGCCAATTTATATGATATTTATAAACAGCTAAAGTTGAAGTCTCTCTCCAAGTAATAGTTACAGTATCTTCCCAAATATAATTTTTAAGAAAAAACTTTCTGGTTAAAGGATGTCTTTGTAATTCTAAATTTCCACTACTAAAATTAATAGCCGTGATAAGTAAAGGAGTAGTTCCAGCGCCAGTTTTCTCTTCCATTTTATCAAAAACAGCCGTAGCTTCAAAAAGATTAGGAGCAAAGTCCACCCATGAGGTTAAGCTTTTAATACTGTCTTTAATACTGGCCATGTTTAATTAGTAAAAAGTAATAAAGCTAAAAAAGAGCTCTTTCGAGCTCTTTAACTTTACTTTCATTATATATTTAATGATACTATGTCTTAAGTGGTACTAGGACCATCAACTGTGCTGAAATAAAATGTTGCTTTTACGCTTAATGGCTCGCCACTGTCAGTGGTAAACACGGGCTCGGTTACTTGTTGTACCCAAACTCCAGAATATGACCATAAGAGGTTTGTAGTTAAAAAGTTTCCATCAGAAACCCCAGTAGTATGAGCATCGGATGCTAGAGCAATAGGAGTACTTAGAGAATATACTTTTACAAGTCCTGAAGAAGTTAATGAATTGGATACATATCCAGTTTGTGGGTTAAATGTCTCTTGTTGCCATTTTTTTAATGCTTTATATGCATCATAATAAGCATCCAATCTAAATTCAATTTCAAACTTTCTTTCTCCTTCTACTAGAGTTCCAGGTCTATTTACTGTTATTGATTTATATTTAACAGCATATTGACTTTGATTCAGCATTGCAGGAGTAAAGCCCTTTGCTCTTATTTTAAATAAACTTTCAGCAGTTCCTCCTCCTGCTAGAGTAGAGGCTGTTCCTGCAGGAGTAATATGTATTTCATACATATTACTCATTGCATCAGCGCCGGCGGCTAAAAGTTCAGTTACGTGATTATTACTTGCTAAAGTTGCCATTTATTATATATCCCTTCCTTATCTTTAAAGTGTAACACCTTGACCAACATTCTCAAGAGTAAGATCAACAAATTCAGAGAATACGGTGACTTTTACTTGAATTATAAGCTTAAATGTTCTAGCTGCTTTAGCCGCTGCATCATTTCCAGCAAAAGCGTCTACAAGTCCAGCCTCCCAAATTCTACCCGGTCCTTGAGTTCTTTTATTTAAAATTGTGTTAGATTGAAATTCTCTTAGGCTTTGGAATTGATCATCAATTGGCTTACCAAGCTGAGGTACCATAACCAAATCTCTAATTTCTCTCTTAAATTCATCAAATGCCATACTATGAGCCAAGTAACTCCAATCACTTATTTCTAATGAAGCAGTTGATGTTTTTTGACCAAGAATAAGAGGTCCATGAAATGAATCTTGAACAATAATGTTTATTCCAAGTTGATCCATCAATTGTTGATCATCATTATTAAACTTAGCTTTTTGTTTAATAGCTGAAACAGGTAGTGAACCACCATAACCATTATAGTCAGTAAACATTGGAGGCCATCCACCAAGTTTTCCTTCGATAATAGAAGCTAGTTTTGTGCCTATTGCTCCAATGCAGTTACTCCAAAAAGTAGTTCCTAAGTAATTATCTTTTCTTAGGAATTGATTAGCGTAATAGGCTAATCCTTTTGCACTTGATACTGAAGAACGAGCATCATGCAATGATGAAATATACGCTGCGTCAACGCCGGTTCCATTAAGAGCTGAAATGATTGTAGATAACTGATAAGCTTGTCTTATAGCTGGAAGACTTGCATTAATATCCATATTTCCGGTTGGTTCCATGAAAACTCTTACTGTATCATAATCTCCAGCAAGAGCTGCGTCCCATCCCTCTTGAAGAATTATTGAAAGATCAGCTCCAGTAGAAACTGCATATCTTTGACCCATTACAGATAGGGTTTGAGGAGCAGAAGTGACAGAGGTTGTGTTTGTAAAAGGCTTGACAACTTTAATTTGTACAAATGCGTTCATGTCGTCAGTTAAAAGATTTTCAATATAGTTATTAGCGCCATATCCATCCACTGAAGTATTAACTAGATTTCCGGTATAAGTACCACCACTTACTTGTCTTCCAGGAGCGCCTTCTTCTGTAAATGAGAAGGATATTTGATTGGTGGGCCAGAGAACTTCAGTATATACAATTCCTCCAGCAATAGTTCCAGTTAAAGATATTGCGCTTACTGAGTTAGGAGTTAATCTTATTTTAAATGTGTTTGTAGTAACATCTGATACATAATAGGTAGTTCCTGTAGAAATAGCAGGAGTACCAGTAAGTCCATTTAAATTTGAGAATTTAATTGCTGTTTTGTTGCTTAATGAGTGATTAGCGCATGTTAACACACTAGAAGCACAAGAAGCAGATCTGACATATCCAATTTTTGAAACGGTAATATGAGCAGGTACTTCACTTGGTGATCTTTGATTTAAATAAAAATAGGTATCACTTGATAGATTTAAAATCCATTCAAAAGTAATTCCACCATTATTCCAATTGTCATTAAAATAACTGGCTACCGCTCCACCAGTTGCCCAATTTACTTCTGAACCTCCATCCGCTCCTTCAAGAGTAAATAAAACTGCTTCTTGGTTAGAAGCATCAATTGCGCCAATTACTATATCATTATAAACTAATCCGTTAGGAAGATCGGTCTTATCCAAGACAATATCAATAACTGTTCCTTGAAAAGTTGGATTAGCTTCAACGTAGGTTAATCTTAGTCCTACCGCTTTTGAATAAATCCAAGATGGAACATTGTCAATAGTGAATATACCAGTGGTATACTCTTTAGTAGTACTATTTGCTAATAGAACATTATTTGATGATCTAGTATCATCTTCAATGTCTAAGCGCACAAGATAATTTGGTTCTGAGATGTCTGTTACTCTATCAAATTCAAATATGCCATACTCAGTCAAATACACTCCACCATAGTATGATTCATATTCATTACTAGTACCTGCTGGTGAGGATAGGTAAAGCCCATATGATGCATTGAAGTCTAAAGCGTCTTGAATATTTGGATAGGTTGTTGAAGGAACTCCAACAAGAGAAATAATCTTATTGGCAGATCCTTTTGGAAAATAAGTTGCAACTGCATTTCCTTTTGGAGCTTTTACTACCATATACCCAGTTGCTGAAGAATCTATAGTTCCAAGTCCTTGACTTGTATCAATGTCATTGAATGTTAGTCTAAAATTTCCTGCCATTTAAAGTGTTACTCCTTTAATCCGTTAAGTGGAATACATAATATCTATTTTGGTCCACTACTTAGTAGTTAGTATCTTTGTTTAAAAAGTTACTCCTCTTAAAGATTTAAGACCAGCTAGCCCTCCGCTGTCTGGAGTTGCTGGATTGTTTGCTGTAGTAATAGTTAATGTCTGAACTTTTATCTTTCCTGATTTTAATCTTATGTAAAGATAAAATTCATAATTAGATAATTCATTTAAACTGGTAAATGTGTATTCTCCTACTAACTCTGGGTTATCAATTACAACTGAGGATTTACCTTTGGTTGAAATAGTTATGGAGCTTATAGAATCTGGGCTAGATGTTATTGGTATTTCTAAGTTCCACTTAATTTTTGCAGAGCTATAAGTAATGTCTTGATTATCACATTCTATTGAATTAATTATTATGTCATAGGTTGGATCAAAATACGCATTGATAGCCAATTCGGTTTCTTCTGGATGAGCTAATAGATTTTTGCTTCTAAAAAATTGTAAAAGCACTGTCTCTGTTATACTAATAACCTCATCTTCTTTGTCTCCAGAAATAAGTCCATTAGTTACAGGAGTTTGAATATTTGGCCCAAGAGCATATGTTCTAACCAAAAGTTTAGCAGATATAGGAATAATACGGTTTTGTACCAACCATTCTTTTTCAGTGTATGTTGGATTATATGTTATTTGCTCTAATGAAACTACAACCGGTATTATAATATCACTTTCTTTGTATTTAACGGTTGAAGCAATAATTGCACTTCTTGGGCTAAAGATCCATTGCAATTTTTCATAAGCAATTCTTGCATCATTATCAGAGTTAAAATAAAATGTAAATGGTATTGTAGTTTGAACTGCTCTGGATCTTATAAAAGATCCAGCTCCTAAATTTAATCCTGTTATTTGTTGCGATGCTTGTTGTGAACCAGGACGCTGATCTTTTTCCCAAAAACCTTCATACCAATAGTTTGCAAAAGGAAATTTTAAAGAAGAGGCTGCCTGATAAGCAGTGCTACGATCTTGTTGCTCCATTCTAGCACGAAATACGAAAGAGTCAGATGTAAATAGTATTCTAGACAAGTCTCCACGTAAAACTTTTGCGGCAATAAACTCTTCAAGAGCTATTTGAACTGAGTAATATGACATTCCAAATGTTTGAGTGTCATAAAATGATTCATATTGAAATTCTTGTCCCATATTAAATTAGTACAATTTTTTAAGCAGGAGAAGATAATAGTTTCTTTAGTATAGAAACAGCTCCACGATCATATGATGTACTTGAAGACTTGATTAACTCATTAAGTAGATCTATTGGTTTAGAGGACTGAGAATCAGAGAATGAAAGACGAAAATGCTCTTTCTTTAAGACAGATTTATTTAAATTTTTAGGTTTAGAGTTTACCTGTCTAATATGAATATTTCCATATTTTTGCTTTAGTAAAGACACGTCATAGCAGTTATAAATTGTCCAAGAAGAGATTTTATGATCAACAGCCGGAAGAGATTCAGGAAATTCAACCTCATAGTAGCCTAGTATTTTTGGAAGAGAAATTTCTGACCAGTCGTTTTTATCCAAGCACCAGATAGCTCGTGTATCATCACTCTGCAATGGATTTAATGGATAAATAGATCCAATATAGCTGGAATTTGATCTGGTATGTATATGTCCTAGAATTATCTTTTTTGTTTTTATTGCAGATAGATCTGCTACTTTTCCAAAAGCGTTTATTGTATTGTCAGTCAAATGACCTAGTACAAAATCATAAGTTTTGCTAGTAAATTCTTTGGGAATACTATTGTAATAATCATACATAGGAGGCAGACCCTCAATATGATTATAATGAGGAAGTGAAAGACAAGAATATCCTTCAATTGTGATTTCTTCAAATGGTTTTTCAAGAATGGTAACATTTTTCATATTACGAATAAACTCAAAAGCAAGATGCTCTCTACCCTTACTCTTACGCAAATCATGATTGCCTACAAGTACATAAATATGTTTAAATTTTGAGTGTTCTAGTAGCAAGTGAAGTTGCTCAAAAACTCTTCCACTGTTTATAAATGTTTCAACCAAATCACCTAAAAAAACAGCAGTATTTTGAGAATTGTTTTGTGATAAATTTTTATAGAAACTTAAAAACTCGTTTCCAGCTTCATATAAATACTCTCGTTGATCTGTAAAGTGTACGTCTCCAAAAAAACAAATCAAACTCGTGGCCTCTTGTACCCAAATGTAAATTTCTTTTGAGAAGAAAGCAATCCCATGGCTTTTTCTACAGCCTCTTTTAGCTTAATTGAATTACGACCCATAACGGTTGCTGCAAGAAGATGTGTTTTATCTATATTAATAGATGAAACTAGACGTAGATTTATAATAAATTGATCCAGCTTATAAAGAGAATCTTTTTCTATCTTTCCATCTGAATTTCTTGTTTGTGTTTTAAATTCTGGCAATTTAAAGATAGGATGATCGCCTTTACGAGCCTCTAATACAAGCTCATTTAGATTTTCATTTTTTCTTTTAATTATATCATAAAACATTTCTAAGTTTTTTTCTGTCTTAGGAATAATTTGAGGAATCTCATCAGCGGCATCACCAAAAAAAGACTTATAAAGAACAATATTGCTCTCTGTAATTGGAAAGCCTAATTTTTTGCTATAATCTTCAATTGAAGAGGGATCTTCTACAAAATTATCCAGAATGAAATTACGATCTGAAATATATCGTGCCCAATCAGAATCATTTGTAATAAATAGAGCTCTTTCTGCTGGCTTTATGTAGTGACTTAGCACGGGCTTTACAAGATCATCAGCCTCTAAGTTGGATATTTGAATACAAACATACTTTTCAGTATTGACCATGTAATAATATTTTAAGAGATCAATTGTTTGATAAAAATCTTTATTATCTTTCTTTCTATGAACTTTGTATTCAGGATAAATATTTTTACGTCTTACGTTATAGAAAGAATCTTGTAAATCTTGTTTTGAATCAGAGTTATCAAATAGCAGATATACATTTCCTGTAGTGGAAAGATATTTAGATTCAATCTCTCTAATGGTATTTACAAAATTAGAAAAAAGGTCTGTATATACGCTTTTTTGTTGAAAGCGTGACTTTTTGTAGCGATCTTCTAAGACTCTATAAGCCACATTAAGTACATCTACGAGTATAGCATCAAATGGAAGCATATTCCTTACCTTTAATTTTAAATCTTAGCCTTGAAGACGAGTTAAAGTCTTCCAAACGCCAGGAGCAACTTCAACTATTTTTTGTCCAGTAGGTTGGTCATTTATTTCTCTAATCTTCTGCATTAGCTGAGTTTGAGTTATTTCTTGCTCATCAAGCTTTACAGTCATATCCATACATAAACTCCTTAAAATAATATACCCAATTATCTCATATTTTCTAATTTAGTGTAGTTCTTCTGTCCAAGTATGCGTATCCACCAGTTTTTTTCGTCATCTTTGTTTATTTTTTCACCGGTAAGTGGATGTTTACACTCTTCTAGCAAGCTATGACTATATTGATTTAACGTCATTATGTTATCTGCGCAATAACACAGCTTAGGATCTGTTGACACTGGAAAAACATGTGCAGGAGTTAGTCTATTTAAAAGAGATCCTGCTTTATTTATAAGCAGGTAAGCCTCTTGTGGAGTCAAAACTCTCATAAGACGACACACATTCTTATCTCTCAAAGATACTTCTGCTTTGACTTTTTGCCATTCTAAATCATTTTTATCACGACGAGACATTATTAAATCTTTTCTATTTTATTTACCAGCGTAGAATTTTTAAAGAAATAGTTTGCTGCGTCTTCTAGAGATTTAAATTCGCCACTTCTATATTTTGTTAAGAAGTATACACATGAGCGATTCATTTTATATCTAAAAGATTCAGCTGTGTCTTCATCAACCAGAATAAAAGAATCACGTATAATAATAACCTTGTCTATTCTCCAAAGACGAGACACGGTTTCCATACGGGATGATGGAACATCTTTAGGAGAAATTCCATCATTCTCTATTAGATTAGCTTGTTGTTCTGGAGTGAGTTGTTTTTCAACAGTTGTAACCTCTTTAAGGCGCGGATAATGCTTAATGATTTCCATTTTGATGTCATGGATAAAGGTTTTGACATGCTTGGTAAAGTCCCAATCATAATGATATACAGCTTTTGAGTTCTCATGAATTACATCAACTCCTTGTTGGGTGACAACGTAACTTGCAAGTATTGGAGCCTTGTTTATAAAATTAGTGAACTTTTCCTTGAATTCAGAAATATATTGACCGGATTCGATCTTTTGATGAAGCATTTAAGCTCCTCCTTCATTTTGATATTAACTTAGTTAACTTTAGTATTTGTAGCCAATTCAAATAAAATTGGCTCTGGCCATCCTTTTCCTAAGGATCCTTTAAAGGGCAATTCTTTATCTAAAAGATCGCGATATGTCTTTTTTTCAATTATAGACATATCTTTAAATTCTTTTGGTCTATTAATTTGTCTTTCTTTAAACGAAGATGATTCTTGAATTATTTTTGCTTTTAGGCCATACCAAGCTTTAGCATCTTCAAGTACATGACTATTAAAAAGTTTAAAATCTCCTCCATGACCAATAAGAAGATGGTGATTTTCTTCTTTATCATTTACATCTGTTTCGCAAAGAGCTATAAGATTTCTTTCATCAAGTTCTAGATCTGGTCTACCAACCCCAACACAATAATGAAATGGATGAATATGATGTACTTGTAATCCTTTTGTAGAATCACAGGCAAAGCATTTAGGTGTTTTTTTCAAAACAGATTTTTGAACAGTAGGCCAGTGAGGACTTCTAGTTGTATCTCCTGCTACTTTAACCCCATTATCCTCTTTGGTCATAATCACCTCTTAAGGTAATTAGTTAAAAACTGATTGAATGAAATTATATTTTTTATCCATTGATCTTTTTTTTCTAAGATGTTAAATTTGTTTTTAGGAAAGTCACCTACATCTTTACAAAAAGATGGAACAGGCAGCACAGATATTTTGGTTTTTGTAAGATCAATCATTTCAGAATATCCTGTTACAGAATCATATCCAGCTTTATCATTGTCTGGTATCCAGACTATTTGTTTAAAGTCTGATAATAACGCGGCTTTTCTACGTGTAGGATTTGACCCAAACAGAGAAGTGCTATTTTTAAAATACGGGTCTTGTCGTAAGATAGCCAGGTCCATAAGGCCTTCAACCACATATAGCGGTTCATCTCGTTTTAGATTATCAATATCATATAGAGTATTTACTGATGAGCCAGCCGGATAGAGAACTTTTTTAAGTGATAATCCTGTAACATCCCGGCCTTCATACGCTAGAGTATGAGTTTGTTCAATCACAGGTATTAGCAATCTTTTGGAAAAAGGAGTGCCATTTATAAATCCTTTTTCCATATATCTCATTTTAAACTCTCGTGCAATCTCTAGGGTTATTCCACGATTTAATAGATAGGTTACGCAAAGATCATTAAGTCTGATCATAGGACCATCAAATGATATTTGTACCTGTGGTAATTTTTTATGATCTTCAGGTTCTTTGGCTTTATTTAAAAAATTTAAAAATTCAGTATCTTCGTCAAAATGCTTGCCTAGTATTTTAAATGCAGATTTTCCAAGATGCTCTTTTGAGAGTTGATTTAGCGTCCAGGAACCACCACAACTAAAGCAATGAGCAATTCCTCTTTCCACATTTACAGAACATGACGGAGTTTTGTCAGAATGTGCAGGGCAGGTAATAAATATTTGAGGATCAGATTCAGACAAATGCTTTTTGGTTTTTAGTCCTAGACTTGCAATCAGGAAAGTTAAGACTTTAAAGTTTTCTTCTTTTGTAAAATATGACATGACAAGAGTAATATAACTCTTAAAAGTCTATCTTTCCTTTGGATTTGGACAAGAGCTCTTTAACTCTTTCAGCCATTTGGCCATAGAAATAAGGAATGTCTTTAATAAGAAGAGCAAGATGTTTATCAAGTAGTCCAACACCTGCATGCAGATTGGGAGCATTCCATTTCTTAGGAACAATATTGTTAGGGTATATTACACCATTTTTTTTGGAAAGATTATATGCCAGGCCTTGATCATAGAATGCTGGAGAATTAGACCACACTTGTATATCACAATTATTCAAGAGTGCTTTCATTTCTTTGTTTGTGATTTCAAAATTATCACCAATGTCTTCTTTAAGACGTGATTCCTTCTTTCTTGTGCCCTCAAGAGGAGACTCATCGTTTATGGTTTCTTCCTCTTCTTGCCCTTCAACCGGACCCGCGTCATGAAAATCACGATCATTAATATCTGTTTTTACAGGTTCTTCAATGTCTTTTGTAATACGTTGAATATTTCTATCTGTCTTTAATTCTTGGTCTTTATCTCCACGTATTTCTTTAAGAGCAGTTAAAGCGCCAACTACCAAAATCCAAAGACTATAATGACCAGTGCGATTTGTTTCATGTTTAAATGTTTTTGCATTAACAGTGATATCACCGTCTGACCCTGCAGGAGTTATGAATTCAAATACAATGTCATCGTAATTGTCAGCAAATCCAGCGCGTTGACAAATGTCAGTACGGCGAGATGGACCAACTTCTCGTTCTCGGTCATTCATAAACCCTGATGTTAGATTTGAAATTCCTTTTCCATTTGAGAAATCAGAAATTTTAATTTCATTAAGAGTAACGAGAAGTTGCTTATAGTCCATATCTAATTAGTTGATAAGTTCTCTATGATAATGTCATGTACTTGTTCTGGTGTTTTTCCAGAGATATTAATCATAAGCTTCCTAGGAATATTTGACAGCAATGTGGCATTTTTAAATGCCGCAATTTCCTCTTCTAGATCTTCTTTAGTGGATGAAAGAGAATCACCATCATCTCTAGCAAGTAAATTATCTACGTCATCAATAAAAGTAAACAAAAAGAAATCTTTAAGGCTATATCTCTCTTCTATATCTAGAACATAATCTCCACTATAGCCACGATACTTAGGAGCATATACCATTTCTCCAATATGAGATCTGTCAAGAATAAAATTTGTCCAAGGAGAGTCTTCAATAATCTCAAACATATGATTAAAGTTTAGAACGCCTTGATCTTGTGTAGGATAACCACTATAATGAAGCTGAACTAGCGGGTTGTATGGTTGATTTTTAGCAAGCCATTTCCATAAAAGCTTTGCTTGAGTACTTTTTCCGCATCTATCCTGACCTTCTAGAATTATTACTCTTTGAGTTACGCCAGTATAATTCATGCTTCTACCTTTTTCAATTGACCTGCAACATACTTATCAAACATTTCCCAGCGAATAGATTTGTCTCCATGCTCTGGCTTATGTAGATCTTTTTCAAACTTCATTTGAATCTTATTATCAAAGTCATAGAACCAAGTGGTATTTCTCCAAGAAGTTCTTACTCCATCATCTACACGAAGTACTGCTACATCTGGATTATCTGGATGAGTTACTAGGAAATTTATACATTCTTTTCCAAGCCAGAAAGATCCGTTGGGAAGTTCTTTTTTAGCAGACTTTGCAGCGTTCTTAATGGTTTTAATAGTAACGTCATCAAAGAGCCGTGTTTTTCTAATAATTGACTGTTCTGCCTTAAACGCTCGAGCAACCTTTTTCTGTTCAGCCGCCGCTTTCTTACGGAGACGCTCAAGTCTAATGTTTTCTTTTGCCTGTATTTTTTCTTTTTTAAGTCTTTCACGAGTTTGCTTCTCCTGAACTTTTAATTGTTTTTTAAAATCTTTTTCTTTTTTTATAAGAAGTCTTTGCTCTTTGGTTAGTCTAGGAGTATCGCTCATTTTGTTTCCTTGTAAAACATATGTGTCTTTTGATTAGTGGAGGATGACTTAACACTAAAACCAATGGTCTTGTGAAGATTTATGGAGGGAGTATTCTTTTCATCTATATACGCCCATACTCCACAGGTCTTATATTTGGATAATGTTTTCTTATAAAGAGTTTTTGCATGTCCTTTTTTTCTGTGCTCTGGTAGAACATATACAGAAGAGAATACTCTTTGTGAGTCATCATTCACAAAAAATCCAATAGCTCCCAAATACTTTTCGCTATTTTTTAGCTCATCCACAAGCTCAAAATATTGAGCACGCTCTTCTGTCATAAAGCCTACAGGAGTCCATAGACCTTTTTCTGTCCAGAAATTTTGACGTTTGATGTTATCTTCATTTTGAAATGAAATATCACGTAGAACAATTGCCATTTATGCACCTCTCGATTTTAGTATAACCATACTTTTCATTTTTTCTACAGCTTGTGCAGGATCTTCTGCCACTTCAAAAAGTCCAGGAATTTGAGGAGTTTCTGTCCTATATAATCCGTTGCTTGTACGAGAGGTCAGAAATGTATAGTTTTCTAGAATTTTATTCTCATCATTTTCAGTCATCAAAAATCTCCTGCCTACCCATATCTTTTTCTTTTGGATCATCCTCTTCTCTATTTTGTAATACTGTTTTTACAAAAGAGAGTATATCGCCAGATCCCCAGCCCGAGGCTTTCATCTTGTCAATAACTTCAACCAGATCAGTAGATAAGTCTCCCATAATCTGCCTCCAATCTTATAAATATAATATAACAAAACATTCCGGGTTTGTAAACTTTTTCTAGACTGCTCAATAATGGCACACTGCATACTGCCACTTTATGGCAGCTATATAATATCTATAATAGAATAAATATAGTATCTATTTTTCTTAGGAGACTCTGTCTCCGCAGATTATATTTGATTTTGAAGAATTTTACTAAATAGAAATGGAAAGTAATTTGTATTTCGCAATTGCGCAACGTACAGCCAACGGCCGTTACATCAATCTATGGATCAACGGATCAGACAGAAAAGAAATGATAGCACCAGAAAATCTTTATGGTGTTCTCAGAGAAAAGAATATGCATGAAATGGTAGGACAAATAAATGCTATTGTTCTAGGAAGCTATAGCATGTATCTATTGGATTTTACCACTGGAAATATTGGACTTCTTTCTGCACTAAAAACCAAAGACGGAGTTTCTGTAATGGAAGCTCTTAGTGGTGCAAAAAACTCTGTTGACCTAGAAAGCAAACAAGAGAGCGTAAGCTATCTCCTAGACATAGGATCTAATCGAGAGGGAAAAAGCCGCACTAACAAAAAAGAAGAAGCACTCAAGCTCAGATTTTGGAATTCAAGAAAAACATCACAAGAAGCAGACAACTCTTTTCAAAGCTTTCTTAAGAATTTGAGTAACTGGCAAAAGTAAGGTTATACTATCCAAGAATACTTGGAGGCCTTATGGCATTTGCTTTTGGAAATATTTCTGTAACTTCATCCAAGAAGTTGAAAGATGAAATAAACACAGAAATACTTCTTGCAGACAATTTTATTGAGAATGAACCTTATGCTCTAGTGCTTGTGGACAAGCATTATGATACAAGAAAGGTTAAAGCAATATCCACTCTTGTTAAAAAGTATTTTGATTCATATCGTATTGTGTTAGCATCCTATATTGCTCCCACTGAAGAAAACATCAAGGGTGGCATAACCAGCTTTTATAAAAAGAACAAGACTACGTTCTCTCAATATGTTGAGGATCGTGGAGTTATTATTACCTCTGGCTCTGCACTCTATGCTGTGTCTCGAGATGATCTGCAAGTAAATTATCTTTATGATGTTATTACCAATCCCAGGACCTATTTTTTTGATCAACATACACGTCGTTATGTATTTCCAATTGACTCATTTAGCCAAATATTGACATTTGGTCAATCACTATCTCCATATTATGACACTTATAAGATGAACTTTGCTCGTTGGCAATTGGATGCAGCTGAAAAGAAATATGCTGAGCTATCGTCAGATCAAGAATTGGATGAAGTGATTCTTCACAAGATTGAAAGCACTGAAGAGTTTATAAGAGTTGTCAAACAACACTCTAGATATTCCCATATGGCGTGGGACTTGGAAACAAGTGGCTTCTCTCATGTAAGAGCCAAGATTGGTGTCATAACTTTTTCTTTTGATGGAGTAAATGGTTATATCTGTCCATGGAATTTGGTGGATAAGTCAGTTCTTAATGAATGTCTTGGAAAGAAAACTCAAATAGGTGCTAACTTAAAATTTGACTGTAAATTCTTATGGCGTAATGGAATTCCTAATGCTGCAATTCATGAAGACATTGTTCAGCTAGGTCATGTGTTAAATGAGCTACGTAGTAATAGCCTCAAAACCAATTCATATTTTTACACCAAGCATGGCGGGTATGAACAAGAGTTGGATGAGTTTATTGAAAACACCGGAGAAAATGATTATACCAAGATTCCATTTTCAACCTTGGCCAAGTATGCTACCATGGACGCTATTGTAACATATCAGGTTTGGAAAAAGCAAAGAGAGCATTTGGCCTGGATGGATGCAACTTTTCCTAATGAAAAGAATAAGTGGTATACCATGACCTCATACTATGAAGATATTATGATGCGTAGCTTACGCGCATTTGCTCAAATGGAGTATGACGGACTATATGTGTCCATGGATCGTCTTCATAGTGCACGAACCATGTTTCAAGAAAAGATCAAGAAGATTGAAGAAGAATTGCGTGTGGCAATGAACATCATAGGAAATTTTGACTTTAATTCACTTAAGGTATTAGGAACCAAGATAAAAGCTCTTGGTTGGCCTAATCTTGGAGTTTCAAAAGCTGGTGACTACCTTACTGGAGAAGATCAACTTGAGCGATGGAAGCAAATGGGTCATAGAGAGGCTGAGCTTCTTCAAGAACTTAGAACCACCAATACTCTTCTTAATACTTTTATTGGAAAGACAGATGATGAGGGTTGGGGAAAAAACATTAATCCTTATGCCGATGGAAGTTATCGCATGTGTGCCAATTATGCTCATATGTTGGCTGACACTGGCCGTAGCAAATGTAGGGATCCAAATCTTCAACAGATTCCAGCAAATGATGAAACAATTCCTGCTATTATTGATGTTCCATCAGATGACTATGTTATTTTTAGTCTAGACTATGCTTCACTTCAGGTTCGTCTTGCAGGAATTGATGCAGAGGATGAAACTCTTAGAAAGATTTATAATTCTAAAGAAAAGGATTTTCATAGTTCAACAGCTTGGCCAATCTTTGCCAAAGACAAGAAATTCTTAAGAGTTAAAGACGACTCTGGCCATGAACACATCTTTCAGGAAAAAGACAAAGTGTCTGTTAAAAGACAGAATGTAATTCATGTGATTGAGGCCAATCAGCTACAAACCGGTGATGATATTATTCTTGAAGCTTAACTTTTAGGAGCTTTTTCTATTTCTTTTATAAGCTGTGCCCAAAGTTCTTTATGATGGGCATAAGCTTCTGTGGCATCTTGAATATAGGTAGAAAATTCTTTAAAAGATTTTTTAAAGTTTCCTAGCTCTAGTGCAATTCCATTCTCTAAGTCTTCTATATCTTTTCTAAGTGTCTTATTTAATTCAGCGTCTGCTGTTAGGTCATTCTGTTTTGTTTTTGGTTGAACATTACCAGTAAATGAAGCATAATAATCTGAGGAAATATCATATCTATAAGTTTTTATTAGATTTACATATTCATTCTGTGTTTCTTGCAAAGCAATTAACATTTCTTCTACATTTTGTAGTGAATCATGCAAAGAGATATTAACATCTTTTACTTCTTGAACATATCTGGTGAGATTGTTCCTAAGAGTGTCAATATCTTTGGTATTTACTTTCATATAGCTTTTTAATAAGAAGTGTTTTCTGGATCAAATTGCATATGCTTGTGTTGTAACTTGCCCATGTCATTTACAATATCCCATCTTCTATTGGAATCAGGATCATTCTTTTTTAAATCATCCAATTCTTTCTTTAATTCTAAATAGCCTGCAATCTTTTCTGCTGGAGTTTCTTTTCTTTTTTGCCAAGCGTCATAAGCCTTAGGATGATTAGTTTTCCAATCAGTTTCTTTAGCATGGCGATTTAAAGCACCATAAACTTCTGCATCATCATTATACTCTTTTAGCAATTTAACTCTTGAGCCTTTTTTAACAATTCTTTCATTAATCCAAGTGTCTTGCTTTAACAAGACACCGCTTTCCAGCATGTCTTTTTCTCCCATAAGATAAGGATCCATGATAACAGGATTCTTAGGAGTTTCAATAGCTGTAACTTCTACTTCAAATTCATTCTCTCCACCGTCTTGCTTGGGAAAGCTTTTCATTGCATCACGCAAATCATCTTCAACTCCATCAAGAGAGGCGGCAGGATCGTGATTTACAGAGCTTAAATGGGCACGATGAGCAGATGTTTCATTTTCTGGAGCGGTATCTTCACTGGAGTCATCATCATAACCCATAGGCGTCTCAATACTAAAATTTGCAAAGAAATCTAAAGGATTTTCAACGCGATCTTCATCTTCTTTATAAACATCATCAATTAGATTATTTTCTTCTCTAAATTTCTTACCCATTTAAATTAATCTCCAGTATATACAGTTAGTTAAATTATTGACTCAAGACCAATAATAAGCTTGTAAGGAGCGTCTCCAGTTGTTACATCAGTTATTGCTCCTGAACTTCTAGTAATTAATTTTCCGGTTATAGTTACTTCTTTATCTGCTATTGTTTCTATATCATAAGAAAAAAGTTTTCTATTAACTCTTGTGGTTAAATCAAAAAATGATCCTACAACACCGCTTATGTAATGAGGAGAAGCTTTTAAAATAGACGTAATATAATAGGTTCCTGCTTCAGTGTCAAGTGGGGTTGATACAGACAAGTCAATTCCATGCAAAGTGCTTGCATCCACTATTGTTGTTGTTATAATTGCATACAAATATTCAATTCTAAAATTTGCAGGAATAAGAAATGTATTGTTTGTTGAAAAATTTATATTTTCAATATGTAGTTTAAGGCGTCCACCTTTATGTACAGTTACAGTTGCTACGGCCATTTATTTAAGCTCCTATAGAATTAGTAAAAATATAAGAAACGTCTAAAATCCAGGTTATATCTTCTTACATGGAGACCACACATGATAGAGAAGTCAAGATGCACGGTTGAGCTCATTGGGCATTATGGTTCAGATTTAAATTTTGTAAATGCAGCACGGACCTCATTCAATAATGAGTCGAAAGAGTTTACAGATGATGACGCCAAGCTTATTGAATATCTTATTCGTAATGCGCATACTACTCCATTTGAAATGTCATTCATTCAGTTTAAGATTCAGGCTCCAATATTTGTTGCTCGACAATTTATGCGTCATCGTACCTGGTCCTATAATGAGGTATCTTTACGCTATGTAGACGCGCCAAATGAATATTATGTTCCAAATGCATTTAGGTCTGTTGCTTCAAATAAGAAGCAAGGCAGTGGACGTGATCTTGAGCTAGAAAAAAATGATCTTGTGGAAAAGCACTATCGCGAGGCTATTGAAAGAGCTGTTCACTCATATGAGTTTATTCAATCACTTGATGTAGCAAATGAAATGGCCCGTGGAGTGCTGCCTGTTTCTCAAATGACCACATTTGTGGCTGGTGTAGATCTACATAACTTACTTCATTTTCTAGAACTGCGTCTTGATGAACATGCTCAACAGGAAATTCGCTGGCTAGCCGCAGATATGTATGATCTGGTTCAGCCTCTTTTTCCAGTGACCATAGCCGCTTGGAAGAATCGAGTTTTTGATGCAAAGACTTTTAGTGGAAATGAACTTAAAATGATCTCTGAAGCCATTAGCGCTTATGACTTTAAAAATTATACTGAACGTGATATTCGTGTTCTTAAGGAAAAAATGTATGTCACAAAATAGAGAAGAGCATGCCCTAGATAGCTTAGAGGGCATTAAGTTTGATCAGGACAAGCTGGATTGGAGACTGCTTCCTTGGGCTCAGCTTGAAGAAACTGTTAAGGTTCTTATGCATGGCGCTGAAAAATATGCGATTGATAATTGGAAAAAAGTAAGTAGAGAGCGTTATGAAAATGCTCTTATGAGACATGCTGTTTCATACATGTCCGGTGAAAAAATTGATCCTGAATCCGGAATGAATCACTTATCACATATAATGTGTAATGCTTTATTTTTAAAATGGAATGATGACAAAGAGACTAATTAAATAGAGAGGGCTTTTTATTATGTCTCAACCTACTGGAATTCTAGAATTAGATAAATTCATATTAGAGCATGAGCATTGGGGAGCCAGTCTTGACATGTTTATAGTTAAAGATGACAAACATGTAAAAAATATATATTATATTTATCCTAATAAGAAACATAAGATGTGGAAGGGAGCTTGGGAAGCTTTTCTATATGAATTAACAGCGGGTAGACATAGTCATGAAATAGACAATGCAATGTTTAGTCCTACAGATATTGACCAACCTCCAGAGTATGGTAAATCAATAACAATTAATGGCTGGGTATATAGAATTGAGGGTGATAAAGTCACAGTTGAAAAACATAAATTCTATAACACCAATCATCAATTATCCTATTTGGAGTCTAGTCTTCTTTTGTCAGAGGGCATTTGGGGAATTGGAAATGATAAAACTGTTTCTGATAACCAAATTAACTATGTTTTAAAATCATTAACGTCTCTTGGGTATAACCCTCAAAAAGAAAATGAAGTTCAGTCTCAGATTGATAAACAAAATCAAAGCTCACAAACGCAATCAGGTGATTCACCCTCAATTAATATATCTTCAAATACGGCAACACCCTCTCCTGAAAATGCGCAAGCTGCCAATACTGCTGACGCTGGCCAGCAAACTCCAAAAAATTCTGCCAATGTAGGAGAAGCTCCAGCTGCCAAAGACCAGATATCCAGTCTATTAGATAAATTAAATATTTCAGATCAGCAAACAAAAGATTACATAACAACTCGTTTACTCAAAGTAAGTAAAAGTGTAATTGGAGAATTAAGCAAAGCTATAGATGATCTAGTTTCTAATCAAAAAGTGGAAAATGGATTAGACCAACTTGCTGATGGAGAAGAATTAGACCCCGAGTATGATGAGTTTGAAAGAAAGCATGGCCAATCTTTTCAACAATCATTTAAAAAAATAAATGCTAAGACGTTAACCGAAAGTCAAGGACTTTTTATATTAGATGAAGTATTGTCCATTATTTTAGAAGATCAAACTCAACAACAAGCTCAACCAGCTCAACCTGCTTTTAAATCAATTACAACACATGGATCAGAGATTATGGATCCTTCTCTTATATTTGATACGTTAAGTTCATATATTTATAATATTGTAAACTATATATTAAATCAAGAGAAATATTATAAACAAAGATCTGGGTTTTTAAATGCATCAAATAATAGAGCACAAGCAATAAATAATTTATTGAAGCAGCACCCAGCTTATTATCGACAAATAAAAGCATTTGGAAAGCCACCAGAAGCTATACAACTTAAATCATTTAAAGATATATTGGGCGCTGTAGAGTCTTTAAGCGCAAAGCATGTTAAATCTGTTTCTATAGCTTAATTTAAGAACGAACAATTGCGACTTTTGTCCATTCTTCCCATTTGGTGATTATCTTATCTTCAAGATCATCTGCTCTGCTTACAAAAGCGCTATAATCAACTGTACCAGGGATATCACCTCTAACCTGGCCTCTTAGTTGGCCAACTGCTCGTAACACTTTAGAAGCTGCAAGTTCACGTACATCTTGTATGAGTCTAAATTCTACATCTGACCAATTATTAGAAGAGTAAGCCCATTCAATCTGTAGATAACCCATCTTCAAACTATAGCCAGTAACGTGCTTGACTCCAAGATCGTCTTTTTCTGTTTTGAAGAAAATACGTTGCATATAATTGGTCATGCCCTGAAGTACAGCTCTATTTGCTGACATGGTTGCATAGTTATTTCCCATGGTTCTACCAATCTGAGACTTGGACCTTTTGGTTAGTCCATTCATCATTGAGAAAATACCTTCATCAAAATATCTCAATAACGGGTTAGCTGGGCCGTTGGTGGGAACAGTAGCAGGATTTCCTTGAATTACAAAAACTCTATGAGCGTCATATGCTCCTACTGGCACAGGAACATCAAAAGAAATTGATGACATAGGATAAACCTGAGATTTAATTTTAGGAAACCATTTAAAATATAGGTCAAGCGCCGGCTTTATCATTAAAGATAAAATCTGTTCTTTTGTGAATTCCAACTCTTCAAGCTCTACAAACGGAACTCCTACTTCAAGAAGAATTCTATCAAGCTCATCATCTGGCACCACCACTGAATAGGCAGGTATTTCATAAGGAATAAAGCTAGTGTTGACTGGAATTGCGCTGATAGCGGTTACTTTTGCAGGAGTAAGTATTAATGAGAAATAGGGATTGATAACATGCTGTGAAAAAGAAATATATCCGGCTGTTGCATCTATAATCTCAATGGTTTGCCAGGTTAAAAGAGTTGAGCTGGAAAAAGTATCAAGAGCAAGAACAAGTCCGCCATGAATAACTGAAGTGGGAAAGTTAATCTTATAAAGAGTTCCTTTGGTGTATACGGTGCTTGTTGAGGTAATATAGTTTTGACCGGTGAGAGACCAGGTGTCTCTTTTTTGAATGTCAGTATAACCTTTTAAGGTATTGAAAATATCTGCCATGTGTTATACTGCCTGTAAAGGAATTTTCATGGTAAGTGTAATTCTACCACTTTGAGTGTCAATTTTTACTGAATCTTCATTTACCTGAATTCCTCTTAATTTTCTAAGAGAGTCATAGAAAAATTCTGTATCATCATCTACATCTTGAGTGTTACCAGAAAAGTTTTCAATTATTTCTACATAAAATACGGTTTTAAATTCAAAGCCTGAAAGAATTTTTCCTTGAATAATAGGAGTTAGATCTGCTCCAACTTTTTCATAACTATAGTTTTTACCAAAAGCGCGGGTCATTATGGTATCAATTGTGGGAATAAGATTCTTATTAACAAACGAAATTATTTGGTTTCCAACTCCATTGGGTCCTAGAAGTTTTTCCCACCAAGAGAATGTTCCACGTTCAAAATTTGATGTTTTTGTGTCCATATCTATTTAGTATAGGACTAATTAAACGGGTTATATTATTTTAGAGGTGTACATTGGCAAAAAAAGACAAAAAAGAAATTTCATCTTCAAAAGTTTTCGTTGCGGTCAAATACATTGCGTTCATTCTTTTTGTGGCTCTTAGTTCTTTTATTAGTGTAAATTTGTTCTTACACACCGCATCTGATCCGTTTGACCAGCTGGTAATGCTTACATTTGCTGTAACTCTTGAGTTGCTAAAAGTCTATTTGCTTATAAAGGCAAACACCCTATTGCATTTGGAGCTAAAATATGAAGCCTGGCTTAATTATGGAATCTATATTGGATCCATACTTGTAAGCATCATTGCCAGTTTTGCATTTACTCTTAATGTACTAGACCGGTCTTATGAACAAGTCCAGAGTTCTCCTACAGCAATTGTACTTCAACAAAAAATAGAAAGCATTTCAACCTATGAAGCAGATGTGGTCTCTTACAAAGAAAGAATTGCCACTCTTCAAACACAACAAAAGAGTTTGCCTCAAGGCTACACTTCCTCTTTCAATAAACTTTCTGATCAAATTGTGTCCTATGAAACAAAAATAACAGAAAAACAAGATGCAATTTCCAAGTACAATGATGAAGTTGGCACGCTAAAACTACAACAAATAAAAGAAAAAGAAACCACCAAGAGCACTTCTAACGTCTTTCAGTTAATGGCAAATACTCTTAAGAATACTATTTTTTCATTTATAACAGAGAACACTCTAAGGCTATTCTTGCTTACACTGATCTCTGTTCTAATAGAATTAGGCATCATTATAACCTCTCCATCAATTAAAATTGATAGAGAGCATCTTATTCATTTCTTAGGAGAAGATTTTACTCCTGAAAAAATTAACAAGATACGTAGAAAACTGTATGGAGATGAAGAAGAAGTGCTAGCCGCGCCTAAAAAACGAGTAGCCAAGACCCTGCCTAAAAAAGAAAAGATAGGTGAAGTTTTAGAAGAGCCTCTTCAAATAGAAGAAACTGAACCAATTTTGGAGTCTGAAGCCATTTCAGAAGAAAAAGAACCTGAAATTGTTGTGGAAAATCATCCAACCAGCACAATGAAAGCCAGACCCAAGGTAGAGAAAAAAAGATATCGCGCTGGAATAATGACAACCTCTCAAGTAAAGTCTCTTGAAAAGTTTATTTCTTCACTATTCTCACTAGGAAAAGACAATAACTTGGCTTCAAAAGAACAGGCTCAAAGCGCCTCTGGAGTTTCAGAAACCTATGCAACAGCTTTTATTTCTTGGCTTTTAAGCATTAAGGGTGGATCTGATTTACCATTAATTCAAAAAATGGAATCCAATAACGTGTTATATTATAAAGCTAACTACACAAAAGAATATATAATTTCTTATATGACTGAAGAATTAGGAGAAAAAAATGATTGATTTTACACTAGAGGACAAGCATTCTATTGAAGAAGTTTCCGCGCTTACTGGAATAAATAAGAGCGTTATACAAGAGGTTTATGAATTTACTTTTATTAATATTGTTGAGAAATTTTCAAGAGATCCTGAAAAAGCAATGACCATAAGACTTCCTCTTATAGGAGATCTATACATTAAGTATTCTGATGATGAAGAGCAGTCTGACGGATCGGTCAAAACCAACTTTAATACATTTATCTCACTATCACAAAATCTAAAATCCACGTTATCACGTATTATTGATGACTCGCCGTCTGATATATCCACAGTTATTGATGAACTAATTCAAGAAAAAATTGATAGTACTATATTTTCTTCATTAGAATCAGAATAATGACTAATTAAGCTATGATGAATCTACGAGAGAATACACAAACAGAGGCAATGGTCAATCAACTCATAGACAGAGTTGATCAAGTTATGTCTCCTCCTCCTAAGCTAAAAGAATTTTTAAGTAAAATTGCAGTTTATTCTCGTTCAGAGTATGATTATACCTTAAATGATTTGCTTGAACAAACAGACATTGGACCTAAGGATTTTGTAGCTGCCTTCAATAAAGAAGAGACTCCAAAAGAATTTGTGGATAATCTTATGCAAGATCAGATTCTTACTGTAACTGCAAGACGTAACTTTATCTATTTTTCCGGAAATCATCAGCCTCTCATTCAATCATCTACTCCGCCATCTCCCTATAGAATTGCTGGTCATTCAATCATAAATGAAGACACCACAACCACCTACACGGTTCATACTCGCAATGTTCCAGATGACACAACTCTTTACTGGACACTAAATCATCTTACAACACAAGAACGAGACTTTGGAAAGACATCTGGCTCTTTCAAGATCAATTCTAATACAGGCACTTTTGACATCCTGGTAAAAGACGACATACTAACTGAGGGACCACAATCCTTTGAAATAGAGTTACATACTGTAAGTAAATCTGGAGAGGTAGTAAGAACCAAAAGAGTGCGAATTGAGGACACAAGCCCTGTGTGGGGCAGTTACCGCTTTGTAACAGGTGAACCTACTATTGGTGATTACTTATCAATTCCCGCAAGCAATGACTTTTCACTTCCTGGAGATTTTACAATTGAATTTTGGATGTGGATAAACCCTGGCTTTGAAACAACTCATGGTATACTGAGTCAAGTGACTACAAATCCAATTGATGATATTAGCGTAACCTATTCTTCTTTGTCTGGACTTCTAATAATAGGTGGCGCCATTACTATAACTGCTCCTCCTGCTCAAAAATGGATACACGTAGCAATAGTCAAATATAATGGAAACTTAACTATTTTTTACAATGGCTCCATTGCTGGGACCTGGGGGTCAACACCATGGACGCCTTCTAATTCTACCGGACCCTTGTATATTGGTGTAGAGCAGGTTAATCTTGCTGATCCAGCTAGTTCTATTGGTCTTTATGATGGTCTTTTGACCGGAATCAAAATATGCAAATCTGCTAGATACCTATATGAGTTTAATCCATGGGCCCGTACCCGACTTATATCCGAATCAATTTTCACTCAACCTATACTTGTTTTACAAGCTCTTCAAACTTATCCATATCATGATGCATCTCCCTCTCATAAAACAGTTATCAATCACGATGTTGTTTGGGAAGATTCTCATCCTGTTCCATATCCATATGGAAGTCTTAGACTACAAATGGGAGGAACTGGATCAGACTTTGCTTCAATTAATTCTGGAAGTCAGGTGTTATTTTCTAACACTCAAAACACATTTACCGTTGAAGCTTGGATTTGTATGACAAGTAACCCAGTAACAAATGATATTGACGTTCCTTCAGCAATTTGTTATGGTGCATTTCCAACAGATTCTGTACTTACCTGGTCCTTTGGCCCACTGGCGGATAGACGTCTATCTTTTTATTGGTACAGTTCAGGATTAAAGTACATATGTGGTACCACAATATTAGACATCAATAAATGGTACCACATTGCAGTAACAGCAAACGATGGAGTTCTCAATCTTTATGTTAATGGAGTGGTTGAAGTAACATCTGCGTATGATCCATTACAAAATTCTCCACTACTTACAGATAGAGATGTAATATCTAGTTATATCGTTTTTGGTCAATATGCTGACATGGCTAGGTTTTATGGGTATGTTTCCAACGTAAGAATTATAGACGGAATAAGTGAATATGCTTATGGAGAAAACGGTGCAATAAGTAAACCACTCCCAGTTATTGATGGAACTCAACTTATGTTATATACTGTTCCAGGTGAAAATGCTCTTCAAGGTCTTAAAGACAGTTCACCAAATGAGTTTGACTTGACTCTATGGAATGGCACCACCACCGATCATTTTAATCCGTTTGACCTATATCCTACATATGAAGATTATCTAATGTTTGGACCACGAACTGCAACTAGAACATTATTTGATCAGGTTATTGAGGCTGTATCTATTACAAATGGTGATCCACCTGTTGGTAGCTACGTCAATGTGAATGGAACTACAATAGCATCTGATTCGTCTATTGGAATTGGTCATCCTATGATACTAGGTCATACTCTTGCCATAATAGACCATATAGATGGATCAACCAAGGCCACTTTTAGTTTTAACACTTACCAAAATCCTCCTGGAATAGCCTCACTTAACTCAACTCTAGAAAGTGTAGAAGCAGGAGATATACTCATTCTTGTATCGCATGATAGCTGTTCTTGTGATATAACTACAAGAAATATATTAACTTCTATTTATGGATCGTCTGGAATCACCTGGCTTGATGAAAGATACGCTCACATAGTCATAGCTGTAAGACACTAGATATTGTGACAAAAAGAACTAATTAAAAAAAGGATAATAAAGTGGCTGGAAAAAATTATACATCACTATTAAAACTTGTTGAAGATGCACGAAAGAGGCTTGGTGAAGCAAAAGCAAGTCTGGCTCAGGTTATTGCTGATAGCTCAAATTTTGATGGTGAAATGCAAAGAAGAATTCCTTTAGAGACCAATCCTGCAATTGAATATATCAATGAAATTGAACAAGCAATCATGACTCTTTCTGATACCATATATAATCTTGGTAAAGTTGGAGAAAATGCCGAAGCAACTGTTAATAATAACTCCTTAGGTGAAGCTCCTGCTCCTCTAGAACAGAGCGCTCCACAAGAACAACTACAACAGGGATATGTGCGCGCCGAGAATGGCAAGCAATATTTTAAAGGTTAAATAGCATGGGAATAGCAGAAGTAATGAATGATGTTCAAGGTGGTGGATTTGGTCTTCTAGAATCTACCTTTGGTAGAGATCCTGGTGGAGTAGATACCTCTTCAATTCTAAAGCTTATGAAAAAAGACACTTCTCCATTAATTGATGAGATCATGGCTCCTGTTTCATCCAACAAAATTTTAGAATTAAGAAACAATGATTCTATTTCTATTTCTAAAAGCGAATTAAAAGCTTTAATTAGAGAAGCTGTAAGAGATGCTCTTGAAGAAGAGGAAAAAACTCCAGCGGAATTAAAAAAGAAAATAAAAACTGCAGTTAAAGACGCTGAAAAAGCAGCACAAAGTGCTACTGGAGAAGAGATTGATGGTGACACCGCAGCCGGTCTTGCCTCTGCTGCCATGAAAGCTTCTTCACAAAAAAATAGTCTTAGTATTTTTGAGCAAGCTAAACGTGCTCTTCAAGAAGGACTATATGATGATCCAAACACTGCATATGATGAACCAGGCCTAATGCCTGATCATGTCTCTGATGAACAAGATTATGATGATCCAATGACATCTGAAGACTATGAAGATAAATATCCCGGAATAGATCTTGAATATGATCATGGAGTAGGCGAAAAAGAAGCTCATCAAAAAGCAGAAACTTATGGCAGAAAAGGAAATCCTGCAGACTCTGGAGTTGATGGACTAGATCCTAAGAATTATCATGGTGATCCAGTAAAAGTTACCTCTTCAAAGGCCAGACACATGGCTAAAGAAACAGTGGTTAAAACCTGGAATTCAGTTATTGAAATGGTAAATGACAATTGCAATGGTGAGTTGCTTGAGGTTGTAGACAAGAGTGAATTAACTTCAGTTCTTAAAGACATTTATGAGTCACATAGTGGTTTTAGTGGTCTTAGTGAAAAGAAAGTTGCTACAATTATGTACCAAGAGCTCTCATACCTCACAGAAAGCCTAGGGCTGTAGTACCATACGGCGTTAGCGCGATTTCATCATCCTGCGCGGTTTCGTCAGTTTGATCAAAAATAAGTATATACCAGACAACAACTTAGAAGGAGCAGAAATGCTCCTTTTTTGTTATTTTGTCATTCTAGCAAAAAAGTTAAATAACTTTTTTACATTCTCTTTGGCTCATGTTATATTAGACATATGAAAAATATTGTCTGGTCAGCATCACGTATTAAAAAGTTTCACCAATGCAAAAATGAATACAATCTCAACTATAATGTTGGTGTTAAAGCTGATTGGGCCAGTCCTCATACTACCAAAGGCTCTGCGTTTCATTATATTGCTGAACATTATCGTGATAATGAATCTTTATCTTTTGACCAGTGGGTTACCAAGCTTCGTGAATATGAAAATTATGGTAAAAAGCTTGATATTGACTCTATCAATCTGCCTGAGCTTGAGGCTGCTTTTGGCAATTTTAAAGTATTCTGGAAAGAATTTGTTGTGGGTGGAAACTTTGATCAGATTCATACTGAAGAAAAAGTTGAATTCTCCCTGGATGGTGCAAGCTTTCAAGGTGTACTAGACCTGGTTCTTATTCGTGGCGATGAATACATTGTTCTTGATTACAAGACTGCCAAGTCTGGCACTGGTGATCATGACCTGCAGCTTTCAGTTTATGTCATGGCTGTTCATGCCAAATATGCTCCTCAGGTTCCTATCAAAGACTTTTTGCAAAAGATTACTGTGTATATTTACTATCCTTATGCCAAGTACAAATCTTCTCCACTTGAGACTCTTAAGTCTATTAAGCTTAAGTTCTCTGATGTGGATATCAGCAAAGATTCTATTCTTCAAACTATTGATTCTATTGCTGAAGAAACTGAATGGAAGCCTACTGTTAGTTATGCTTGTCAGTTTTGTATCTTTCAAGGCCATGCTGATTATTGCTCTGCATCTCTAGCTCGTGGCTTTCATAAAGTACGTGGCCTGGTATACACCAATAAAAGCGCAGCTACATAGCTATTCCTATTCCCATTTTGTCCATAAAATCTTGCAAATTTTGTTTTGCAAGATCTTTACTAAGAATTCCTTCATGGCTTTCATTCCAGATCTCAGGAGCTCCTAGTGGAGCCAAAATCATGTTTGCAGCGTATACTGATCCGCATACAGCGTCAGATACGTCTTTTGCATTCATTCCAATAATGCTAGTTTCCCAAGCAGAATCGCCATGCGGATCAGGTATTGGACCATTAGTATGATCCACTTTAGGAGATCCTGTTTTGTTTCTTTTTACAATTTCTAAAGATTTTAAATTATTCTTAAAGAATATGTTTCTTCCCATCTTAAATCTCCCGGACTCTACCATAGAGTATAGGTGATAATACGGTTCAGTTGATCTGTCTACTGATAGCTTGGCAATATTAAAGCCACGACTTTCAAGATATTGAACTGATGCCTCTGATTGAAATGTGTCATATGAGACTTGAGCAATATTCATATGACCTTTATTTCTTAAATCTTCAATAAAGAATTTTACAGCATCAAGACTTATTCTTCCTCCATCAGGAGCAATTGCAATACTGAAGTCAGTTATAAACATTATCTCACCGGTATCTGCATTCTTTTCCACATGAGTAGCTGCAATACCAGTTATGTCTCCTGTTGTACTAGAGTCAATGTGTATTGCTCGTGGAAGATGTGGCTTATAATAGAAAGAAACTTTTAGCCCATCATTTTTAAAGAATTGAGAGTGCACTTTATTCCATATGAGATCTTTTGGATCATCTTTGGTTGATGCAGTAATATAGGTATAAAGATTTTTTAATTTGGTTGAAAAACAGCTATCAATGCTTTCATAATTCATAAATAAACGAGCCTGACTACCAGATGGTAGCCCAGCCAGGTCTCTTAGGGATTTTACTGGATTATTCTTAAATGAGTTTTTTAAGTCTCCAGGAACCCAAAGAACCTGACTAACATCAAAATTATTTATTTCTGAGTCTTCTAGTATTTGAGGAGGACGCCCTGCTCCACCTCTATAGATAGGAAATAAATTATTCATGTCATGATTTTCTGGCGACCACTCCCACATGGATCCACGTACTATCATATTGGTGTGATCTTCTTTTGCGTTACCATTTATATACTGATCAACAGCTCCGCTTATATCATCAGGAGACGAGTCTAGGATAACTCTTCCCCAATAATTACCTTTCATGGTACGAACCTGAACGCGGTTTCTAAGTTCCCAAAATGTATCCATGATATAGTCGTCTGTCATTCCGGCCTCTCTAAAGTGAGAGAGCTCTGTAACTGCACCACCCACCAGATTTAGACCTAGAAGTCTGTGTAAGCTAGAAACAATTTTAATTTGAGTTCCATTGGATATGTGAATATGAGAGCTAGGAGAAGCTGTGGTCCAGAATATTTTATCTATCTGATTGTTATGAGCTTGTTCTGCTTCTCTTTTGGCCATGCCGTCTCGTGTATGAACCTTCTCATACATTGGACTATTTTCAAGAGCAAGAAGAAATGGCTCAAGTAACGTTTCTTGGACTTTTTCAATTGAAAATGATAAAAATGCTCGGGCTATTGGAGATGCAGGGTTCAAGCCTAGATATCTTTTAGCGTTTCTCATTAACGCAATATGCGTATCACAATAGAGTGACATAAACATAGCAGCGTACGTTTTTCCCCATCCCATATGCGGGTATAGAATTAGATTGCGATAAGGCGTTGTAGGATTCATAAAATCCAAGAATGTTTGTTTTACTCGTGGATAAGTATGCTCTGCAAGTGGACCTATCCACTCTTCAGTCATAAACTCTTCAGGAGTTGGTGGTTTACGCTTATAAAAGATTTTCCAAGAATTTCCAATATAGTGAAGCTTTTTGGCCTCTGAAAGATTTTCATTATTTACCAGATAGTCTAGCGCCAGTTGAATTTTATTAAAATCAAAGTTTTTAAGCTGCTCTCTGGAAAGAGTAGACATATCTCCGGCCATGAGATCATCAAGAATCACTGAAGTATTTTGAACAATTTTAATGTCTGACATATCTTATGTTATATTCCTATCTAAATAGTAGCTTACTAACTATTAATCAGAAAGCTGTGGAATTCAGCGCCGGCCTCCGCCGACTGTCATAAAAAGTCAGACCTGAAAAATCACTAATCGATGTGGAGGTCGACGTGCAATCATTTTTCTCTAAGCAGTCCAATGTGACTGTGGTAATATCTTTATCTCTTATTTTCCTGGCTATAGTTGCAAGGATATTTCATGTGGCAGACAACTTTTCTCCAATAGGCGCAATTGCTCTTTTTGCTGGAACAATGCTAGCAGGAAATTCACGATGGTTTATACCTTTTGCAGGTCTAGCGCTTAGCGATGTAATTCTTGCGCTAACCAATACATATGGCCTAAGTGTGTATCAATATCTTTCAGGAAGCCCAGCGGTATATTTGGCATTTTTACCAATTATTCTTTATGGCTTCATGAATAAATCTAAGAATCCATTGGTTACTCTTGCAACAATTCCTGCAGCTTCATTAACATTTTTTATCATATCTAATTTTGTGACCTGGATTAATTTAATTCCTGCATGGCCTAGCATGTACGCCATGACATGGGACGGTTTAATGCAATGCTATGTGGCAGCAATTCCTTTCTTTAAGAATACTATAATGAGTGATACTGTTTATTCAGCTGTTCTTTTTGGAGCTTATTACTTATCTTTGGTTGGAGTAAAAAAACTTACAAAAGTACAACTGTAACATATAAATTACAGTTAACTCTTAAATGTAACTTGTATAATACATTAGGACCCGTGAGGGTCCTTTTGTTGTCTAATAACTAACTATATATTAATATGAGTGTCTTGGAAAGAAGCCTAGTAATCTCTTGGCTTTGAGATGCGAAAAAATTTATAAAGGATATTAAATGAAAGTATCTAGCAAAGCAAAGGCTCTGTATTTATATGAACAGCTTTTGACTGAAGAAGATCCTAGCGCAATGGCTATGCCTCCACAAGACGTGGCTGGTGGTGGTCCTGCTGCTCCCGCTCCTGAAGGTGAGTCTGAAATGGCACCACCCGGTGATGATATGGGTGCATCTCCTCAAGTTCCTCCTGGCATGGTTCCTCTCTATGTTCCTATTGAAGCTCTTCAGCAGGCAATGGGCGGAAATATGTACGACGGCGGAGTGGGAAATGATGTAAACTCCAATCTAACTGGAGCTCCTCCTCAGGTGACTGGTGGAGTTGGTCCGGGCGCTGGAAATGGCGTTCAAGGAATTGGGGCTATGCCTCAAAATGCTGAAGAACAACAAGTAATTGAAGCATTTCGAGCGTGGAAGAAAAACAAAATAAACGAAAAAGCCAAGAATCTTTACAAACAGATAAACGAAGCTTATGATGAAGATAGGCCTGCTAAAGACGGTCGTGGAAATAAAGTCTGTGATGAATGCGGAGCTAAAGTCAACGACAATGATAAGCTTTGTTCTATATGCTTTCAAAAATCTGAAGAAAATGAACTGTTTGGTTCTAGCACATGCCCATCTTGTGGAGAACCTTTAGGAATGAAAGATAAGGTTTGTAAACATTGTGGAGAAAAAATGCTATGAATGAATCAAAAAAAGGAAACAGTATGAATACACTAACAGAACAAGAGCTCAATCTACTTGAGACTCTAATGATAAAAGAAGCCCGCGCCACCAAGGCCGGTAAGAAACTTGCTCTCAAGGACCGAGTACAACTTGCCGTTCTTAAGAGAAACCTCAAGCGCCAGTTTGAGAATGAAGATGGATCAATTGGAATGGAAGGACCTACCGGAGCTGGTAAGATGCCTGGTACTCCTCAAGAAGTTCCTAATGAAGAAATGAGCGATGTTGGATTTGCTGCTGATATTGAAGCTGCCATTATGCCAGAGAGCAAGGCTGCTCGTATCAAGGCTATCAAGGAAAAGATTGCTCAACTTAGAAATCTTAAAGAAGAAGATCTTGCTGATCATGAGATGGGCGAAACTCCTGAAGAAGAGACCATGGAAGATGATGAGGACATGGAAGACAAAGAGGGCAAGGGACTTGCAGAGCCTGCCACGGTTGGTGATCTTGTTGACGCTCTTCAGGGCGCAGCTGATCAGCTTGCTGGTGCTGCTGTTGAAGACGAAATGGAAGATGAAGATCTTGATCAAGTTCTTGAATCAGTTCGCCAAAAAGTTCTCTCACGCAGAGAGAAGCTTGCCAATCTTCGCAAGAGCATGAATGAAGATGATTCTACTCCCATGGCTGATTTGCATGTTGACAACCAGGGTCCTTATGTTGGCTGGTTGAATGTTGCTGGTCTTATTGGTGAAGATGATGACACTATTTCCAAGACTGAAGCTACCAAGTCTGATCGCAGCAAGAAAGTTGAAGCCATCAAGGCCAAGATTGCCAAGAGCAAGAGAGAAGCTGAAGTAATGGCTTGGAAAGTTAAGGGTGCTCAGAACGGATCAGGAGCTATTTGGGGAAAAGAAGCTGGTGACGGTCATAAGGTAAAGCACAATCAGGAAGGAATGCCTGGTGCTGATTCACTTGGTGCTAGCTCACTAGCTTCCAAACCCGCTGGTTATCCTGACAACAGCAAGCCTTCAAAGAAAGGTCTTACTGAAAAGCTTGACTTTGAAAATCTTCTTAAGAAAGGAATTTTAGGTTAATTCATAATGTAAATAAAGGAGAAAAGCAATTTTCTCCTTTATTACAACACTGTTTAAACCTAAAAAAGGTAATACATTATGGTACAAGCAAAAAAAGATGGAAAGTCAAGATTTGTAATCACTAATCTTTCTCAGAATGACTCATTTATTATAAAGCCTGGCTATTATATTGTTAGCGTAATTGCTGAACAGATTGCTGCTACAGTTTCAGCCAATGCAGTGTCAATCAGCACAACCCCCGCTATTAATCAGCTTGGTAAGTTTACTGTCTCCGGAACATCAACTCACGTTTCCACTGTATTCTCCCTTGGTGGAGTTGCTGCAGTTACTCAAATCAGTGCCACTGCTACTGTTGCAGAAACTGTTTTGCATATCTGGAATGAGTTTGGACCCGGTGGAGCCAAGGCTGCTGAACTTGCTGCAACTGCTGGTATTGTTCTTACTGATTATAGCACTGCAACTGGTATTATTAACTGGAAGAGCAATCCTGCTAACACAAGTGATCTTCCTGCTGTAGTAACAACCAGCCTCACCGGTCAGACCATTACAAGAACAAACCTCACAACTGGAGTTCTTCCTGTAGATGTAATGGCTCGAACCACAATGGGAGCCTACGCTGCTCACACACTCAAGAACTACACATCAGCTGTAGTAACTGGTGGAAAGTGGGGAGTTGCCGCAGGTGGAACCGCTCGTACCTATTATGTACACAGCGATTTGATTGGTGTTGGAAACACTAATGTCTATGTTCAAATTGAAAAGATGAACTAAGACAGCTTAGTAAATCAAAAAGGAGCCGCGAGGCTCCTTTTTTATTCTTTAAATTTGTATTTTTCCAACATCATTGCTGGAGCACCACCAGGTCTTCCAACTTTATCTCTTACTTTAATTGAAACTGTCATACCATCAGTTTCAAGTGCGATTTCAAATCCATCGCTTGGCGCAACAGGATAAATTACATACTTAATTCTTGGATTTGCAGACAAGAGCATTCTTTTTTCTGTGCTCATAAAAAATACATGCTTATTATGTACGTAAAGATATCCTTCACCAATGGCATGATTTATAAAATCTGTAACAAATGGTGGATTGGTTAAAACTATTTCATTGTCTATTTCTTTTGATAATGTCACCGCGTTATTGGTATCAAATGCTTGAAGAGCTCTATCTATATTAATATCAGGCGAAATAATTGAGAAAAATTTTCTAAAATTATTTTTCCATATATCAGAATTTCCTTTAACTGATCCAAAACCACAATTTAAAAATGCCAAACTAGATCCGTATTTTACAGAGATAGGTAGAATATCTTCTGGACCACCATCGCCATAAATGTTAATGTCAGATAAGGCTCTTCCAATTGCAATAAAGTCTCCAAACTTAGCACCCTCTGGTAGCGGAACAAGATTTTCTGATGACCAGTTAATAGGTCTTCTTACATTTAATCCACCAACTTTTTCAACGTCTTCTTCAGTGTAGTCTAGCTCAGAAACTGTTAAAAGATGTAATAGCTCTTGAGCCCATGGCTCTTGTGAATATTCTGAAAGCTCTTTTAGTTTTAAAACATCTAAAACATTATCTTCAAAAGTATGTCCTTTATTTCCTTCTAGAGATCCTAACGGTTTGGTTGCAATTGTAAACTTATCTATCTTAATATCTTTATCTTTTCTTAACAAAGAAATCTCTGATTCTGGAGGAGTATCATTTGAAATTAATTCAGATGCAAGATCTTTTGTGATAGTGGTTCTTTCTGGCTTTGGCACTTCAACGGTCAAAGACTTTGAAGTTTGTGTTCTTATTGGAAGACCTTTATTATTAACAACATTTTTTAAGTCATCAAAGCTATACACCTCTAAAAACTCTTTAACAGATTCTGATATAGTAGCTTCTGCATTCTTTTGCCAGCCTTTTAAAATATTAGGATCAAAATTCATCTTACTAAATTCTCCTCTATCCACAAGCTTAACAGCATTTCCTTCTTGATCAGAGATCATGAAACCCTCTTGATTGGTTGTCATAATATTTCCGTCTAAAGTTTTTAAATACGTTTTAAATTGACCTAAATAGTTTAACTTTTCTATAAACTTAGATTTAAGATTGGTAAGAATATTTATTAGCTCTACAATCATAACTATTCTTGTATCTTGAGCTAAAGACAGATAGGAATCAAATTTTTGTTGAGTGTCTATTTTTCCTTTTTCTGTTTTTTTAGAATCTATTTCTTTTTGTACTCTATTATTTAGCCAAGAATTAAATCCATTATAGAATTCTTTTGGATCAACAACTTGAGTTCCTTGACGTACAAGAGTATTCTGATAAGTGCTAAATAACATAGTAAAGTTTTCATTTTGTATAATATCTTCAATATCTAATGAACTAATAATCTCTTCACAAACTGATAATTGCTCATTGATGTAGTTGGATTCTTCCAAAGAGAATTTAACTTTTCCAGAAAGAGATGGTATGTAAGGATCTGTCATAAACACACCAGGCGTGGGATTTAATTCAGATACTTTAGCGTTATAGTTTGCTTTAGCATTATCAATAGTTCCAGTATATCGCGTATGAAATGCAATGCCAATATCAGAATTAGCTATATCACCTGCTAGTGCAGAGTCTAGTGGAACAGCGTATATAATGGTGTTGGGCTGAAAAGTCAAGCACTCTTCTCCGCCAATCATCTCAGTGCTTAATGATTCACTATCATAAAGAAAATCACCCTGCCAAACTTCACCCTCAGGTATACCCATATTAGGAATTGATAGCAAAAGTTTTTGCATTTTTCTAACAAGATCTGGAGCGTGGCCATAAAGAACTTGACAATCTTCAGGAGTTCTAGCATACTTGGGATTTTTAGCAAATAGGCCTTTGGTAGCAACTCCAGGCCCCTCAAGACCTGGAAAACTCATAAAACACATGGCAGCTGGAGCACCGTCAATTTTTACAGATTTTGTAATACTAGATTGATTCTCTGATTGCAAATCAGAGAATATATTTTTTAGAGTTTCCAATAACCAATTTACACCAAACTTTCCACCCAAATGAACCAAATCTTCAGCATGAGTACTATGAAGGTTTGTACCTTTTCCAAATGCTTCTTGAATAAATTGCTTAGCATAAATCGTCATTTAAATACCTCAACATAGTTAAGTAATTAGTTCAAGACTCATGTATCCTATTACGAACTTCTAGCATAAAAATCTCAAAAAGCATTTCTTCTTGTTCAGAAAAGAATGTCTTTATAAATCTAGGTATAGAGAAACGACTCTTAGGACGTCTCATCCAGAGTAGCAAACCAATCTTAAACAAAATTTGAAGACGATAAGGCAGCTCAGTCTTCATCTCATTAAACACTGACATTATAGTTTGAATAATTTCATTAAGATCATTTGTGGAATTCTTTTCATAGTCTGAAGAGCTAATTGAGGTAAACTTTAGCTTTTCTTGTATATCAATAAGCTCCATTTCATTATCATATGAAATCATGGTATTTAAGCTTACAATTCTATCAAGCTTTCTTTGCTTGCTGCCGTAAAGTTGTTCAAGTATAGGATACTTAATCCAGCCAGCAAAAGACATCTCTACTTTAAACTCTGGATCTTTATCATATCTATCAAAGACTTTAAGTGTAGAATCATAAGCAATCTCCATGACTCTGGATGGTGCAAGATATACTTTGCCCTTATTTATTTTAAGGGCAAGAGATCTGGCATAAGCTGTCATGGTTGTAAAAAAAGGATCTAATTTCTCTTGAGTACGACCACTCTCAATCCACTCATTTTGAAGACGTATTAGCTCTTTTTCTGTGGGCGGTTTTTCGGTGGTGTATTCATTAGAAATGTTCATTTATACCAACTTTGCAAATACAATATTGTCTGTTCCATTCTTTACAAGAATGCCTAGCTTCTTTTCTTCCACATAGAATTCAAATTCACCTTGAAGCTTTGAAACAAAGTTCTTGATTGAGTCTGAGTCAATCACAAACTTGGTCCAGGCAGATCCGGGATTTAGTGGACCAACCTTTCTAGAGATATTAGTTACAGACGGTACAGAATATTCAACCTCAAGTTCACCGTCTTTATTTACAAAAGTTAGCGGCTTCCAGGAGTTGCCCACAAAGAATCCAGAAAAGA